TTAACCGCGCTTGTTCACCCTTATTTCCGTTTTATCTGTGGGGAAACTGTGGGGAGAATCCGCCTTGTTCCCTGTCTGTGCATCGTTGATGCTCACAACGTTTTTTGGTCGGCGCGCAGCACCATGCTTCGCAGTTATCTTTTCCGCTGCATCAATCTGGAAATCGGGATGATGATGCCCGTAGGTTTGCACCAACGTTTCGACTGTCATCCCCAAAAAGCCTGCGGACTGCCATACATCCGTTCCGGCCATCATTAGCCATGTCGCAGCTGTGTGGCGGAAGATGTGCGGGGTAACATCCTCCCCGAGCCCCGCAATCTTGCGAGCACTGCGAAAGCCTTTTTTGATTGAATTGACCGGTTTTCCGTTCCATTCAACGACAAAGTCCTGAGAGATTTTCCGCCCGATATTTTTGCTCTTGGCGCGGCCCTTCGTATGAATTTCCAGTTCCGTGGTGGCCCAACGTCTCAAATGCGCCAAGAGCCGATCAGGTAGCCGCACTGGCGGTTGCCGTTTTTTGGTTTCCTTCGCGCCTTCTGCACGGCGATAAAACACACCGCGCTCCAGATCGACATAACCTTGGCCTTCTGTCGGTCGGATTGCGGCCCCACAAATCGCCGCCGAGCGGGTGCCGGTATAAAGCGCAACCAGCATGAACCGGGCAAGGTGCCTGCCGGTACGGCGAAGACTGCCGTCGCCCGAGGGCGCGCGTTGCGACATCCGCCATGCAGCCCAGATTAGTTTCGCTGCTTCGGAACGGGTAAGCCATCGTTCTCGTCGTTGGGCTTTATCAGGAAGTGTGATTTTCGGAGCGGAGGTCGCGTAGCCCTCCTTGTGGTAGTAATTGATAGCCGAGCGCAAATCTTCGAGCTGTCGCCGTGCGGACGCTTCGGTCGAGGACTGAGCGATAAAGTCACGGCACAATTTTCCGTTGACCTCGCCCAGCATCTTATCGCCAAAGAAATCCAAGATGGTTTCAATCCGCGCCGCAGTCTCGCCAGGCCGCGCGTGCTTGGTTGCAACATCCGTCAAATAAACATTGACGACATCTGCAATCAGGATTTGATCGGGGTCACGTCCCCTTTCCCGCGCGGGCTGGTATTTTTCGTTGATGTAGGCTGCGAGCGCGATTTCAGCGCGCTCACGGCTTGTCTCGCCGCTGCCAACGCTGATGAATTTTTGCCCATCGCGGATGAACCACCCGGCGCGGTTTCTGAGAGAGCCATCGCTTTTGCGGCTCTCGTCGCGCCAGACGAGGCGCGCTCCTTTCGACGTCCGCGACATAATTCCCGCATCTCCCTGATAGCAGCTAGCGTTACATACTCTTTGCCTGCGATCAGTTCTGTTTGCAATCGTCCAGCATCGCGTTCCTTCCGAAGCCCAGCAGCTTTCATGCTGCCATCGGGAAATGCCAGGCGAACAGCATGTTCAAGCCGAAGAGGTGTATCATCGGAGACGCTCTCGATCTTAATGTTCATTCTTCCGCGCCCTCCGATGGTGCAGAAACGCGCGCCCATGCGCCGTTTTCGATGGAAATGTCGCCACCGGGAAGGCTGTCCCAACCCTTCGACCAGCCGAATGCCCAACGTTTCAGCCGACAGACAGCAGGCAGCCCGTCAAACATGGTCAGGGAAGCGACGATAGAATTACGTCCTTCGAAGGCAGCTTTACCGATACTGGCGTATGGAAGAGGCGATCCGGCTGGCAGAGCGGCGGAGATAGTCTGCTCTACAATAGCCCGCGCTGTTGCTTGTGAGGTGCTCATTCCGCGCCCTCCGAAGCAAGTGCAGAGGGGAGAGAAAGCGGATGCGGCATGTATTCGACAGGATCGGCAAGGCTTTCGCCTTCTAAATCCCACCAGTATCCGCCCTTATGATCGGACCATGTTGCCTCATAGACCCGACCGTCTGCGTCTCGCACCCAGTAATGATCCGAATTGCGGATCGTCATCGACTTGCCGTCGCCAGTGTAGAAAGTCTGCTCGAATGTGATGGACTTGTCGGCCTCGGAAATAGGACGCCAGAAACGTTCAAGATCGGCTCGCCCATCCCCCTCGACCTTACCGGCGTCGGCAGGCGCAGGGCGGGTGTTCTCTAGACGCTCAGCATCTTCATCCAAACACGTATTGCAAAGTCCGCTCGCATTGCGAGGTACAGAACCGCAACGAACACACGACCCATCAGATGGAAGATCGTCAGCGTGGATGTCAGTCTCCGGTGCGATCTTGTCATCAACGGGATTTGATGCGAGCGGGTTGGCGTCATCATCCAACGGGTGTGGCGTTGCAGACGGCTGCGGATGGCCGAAGTCAATGAGGGCAAAGTCCCGGTCGGCATTCTTGTCGTGATCGAATGCGGTCACGAACCATTGCGGCTCTGGGTGCCAATCGGTGATGCCATACCATACCCGCTTCGGGGTGATGGTGCGCTCGGCGGTTTCGCCGCGATAATTGGTGTATATGATACGGGCAGGTTCGCCTATCGCTACCATTTCGTGACCTCATATTTCAGATGAAGCTCGCGCATGTTGATGAGGATCGGGTGAGCGCTCGTCTGGCGCACCATTACCCAGCCCTCGGCAATTGTCATAACGCGCGCGGGGCGTTTCGTTTCACGGTTTTGCAGCCGACTGCCCGGCCTGATCTTTCTGGAACGGTCAGTCATGCCACACCGCTCCCGGCATCGCGTTATGTTCGATTCCATCTAGCAGGCGCCCTGTAGCGGCTTTGAAAGAAGGTGCAACGAAGACAACTCGTTCGCCATGAAAGCCTTGTCCACCTTTCAGGTTTAGCCACTGGCCGTCTGGATTCTCACGCTGGACAACATCGCATCGGCGCCAGTCAGGATCTTCAATGTCGCGGTCGTAGACCTGATTCCAGTTGCCCCATTGTTTGAAGAAAAACGGAATGCCGGCCGCAGCACACTGATCGCGCAACGAACGCGCCCAATCTGGATGCATTGGACGTGCGCCCTTCCCGCTCTCCCCACCTGCCACAACCCAATCCAGACCGGGCGCACAACGTTCGTCGTGGTGATGGTGAGCGACTGACGGGTCAAACCTGTGCATCACACCGTGAATGATTTGCCCCGCACGACCGCCATGGCTATGAGTGCCGCCGCAACCACGCTGACCGCCGATCCATTGGGTTCCACCCCGCATTGAATTCAAATTAAGTGGCCCGAGTAATGGCTCGGCACTAACCCAGCGAATTGCCGCCGGCGTGTTGAGGAGTGCCGGGATGCGTTCATCGGCGCGTTTCTGATCTTCAACAGATACGCCCAGCCAGACATTCGGTAACGGCCATGACCAGACCTCTCTGGCGCTGCCGCTGAAAGTGTACCAATTGGCATAAATTTCTTCGAGCAAATCACCTTCATGCCGCGAGAGAAAATCCCGCATCCGGTCGGCGCGCTTAGTCAACACCTGGAAGGTGTGTTGTTGAGCGATCGCCATAACAGTGAAAACGTCCAGTATCCATTCGTCCGGAACGTCTTCATGGAAAAGATCGCCATGCGCGCAGACGAACACCATGCGGGGCTTTTTCCATTCAAGCGGCTGGGCGAGCCATTCTCGGTTAAGCCGAACTTTGCCATTCCAAACCGGCCCTGACTTCGTGGCGACAGTCAGTCCGGCACGCGAGGGATGATGCTGCAGGCGGGTGCCGGCGAGCTTCATGGCATAGCAATTCGTGCAACCGGGCGAGACGACGCTGCATCCGGTGATCGGATTCCAAGTGGCATCCGTCCATTCGATGTGAGTTTTGTCAGCCATGGTCGCTCAACTCCCCTTGAGAAAGGGCCGCGTCGATCTCTGAAAGCACGGCGTCCAGCCTGTCAATGGATGGTTGATCAATATCCGCGATCGTTGAAGAGTCGCCACCTACGGTGACGCTTGCATGGACTTCGTCCCTGTCCTCTTGAACAACCGCTCTTGCACTTCGCAGCGCTCTCAAAAGCGTATCGTGTGAATTACATGAGGTCAGAATGCGCCCGACATACCTATCCAGTATGTGATCCGCGCCGAAGGCACGCGGTACAATAACGGCCGCAACTGGATGGCCGTCCTCTGGGCCAATAAACGTATAGGTGTTGCTGCCGCCGGTATCGACCGACCAGTCGTTGGGGTTCTCGTGTTCAACCCATATTTGAGTTTGTGACGGATTCATCGCGAGACTCCCATGGATCGTTTCTGGCGCCAATCGAAGAACCCTAACGCTCCGTTGCAGGGAATTGGATTTTCTAACAGGCGCGGATTTTCCAGCACGAAGCCATAGGGACCGAAAAACCACGGATCGTTTGAGCGGCGAACGACGTCCACGATATCAACAGTGCCAATGATGAAGCCGCGCGGGATCGAGCGAAGCGCTGGCACGGGATGCTGACGCAGCAATTCTCGGGTTGCGTCATCCTTTTGGCCTATTTGATAGGACAAGGACCGGCAGTCTTCATACTCGTCCTGCGTCATTCCCTTGGAAGCGTGGATGCAAACGGTCCCGCGAATGCGTGTGTTCCAGGTGCGATTTTCGACCGGCTTTCCAAGATGAAAAATGCAGTGAACCCAAGGCTGGCGAACCGACAGCGCCAGCTGAGGTAGATCTTCTGGAAGAATGAATTTCATAATGGCCCCCTAAACCCGCATCGGCATGATGACGAAAAGCGGCTGCACGTCGTCATCCTCGGCCCCGGCGGGCGAAACCTTGCAGGGCGCGCCGGGGTCGCTGAGTTCGAACCGCATTTCCTTGGCAGACACGGCGCCCAGAACGTCGAGGCAGTACTTGTGATTGAATCCGATGGTCACTTCATCGTCGTGACCTTCGCTTATAACAATGCTGTCCTCGGCCTGACCGCTGTCGGGATTGTTGACTTCCATTTTCAATTCGGACTGGCCGAAGCTGAATTTCACGGCGCGCCCGCGCTCGCTCGAAACCGTGCTGACCCGATTGATGGCGTCCGCAAGTCCGGTGCGGTCAACGGTGTAGGATTTGTCGTTGCTCGTCGGAATCACGCGCTGATAGTCCGGATAGGTGCCGTCAATCAGCTTTGATGTGATGGCAGTGCCATCCGGCAGGACGATGCGCATCTTGCGTTCGGACAGTTTAAGAACGATATCCTCATCACCTTCAGCGAAGTGCTGAAGCAAGGCAACGGTGCGGCGCGGAATGATGATGCCGGGAACGCCGTCGCTTCCCGCCGGGGCATCCAGTTTCATGAGCGCGAGCCGGTGGCCATCCGTCGCGACAAATGCCAGATGTTCCCCGTCGCGGTGCATGAACACGCCATTGAGATAATAGCGCGTTTCCTCGGTCGAGATTGCGAAGCCGACCGTGGCAAGGACACGTGCGAGCGTGCTACCTGCGATGGAAAACTCGTGGGTGAAATCATCCACTGCCATTTCTGGAAAGTCGGAAGCCGGCAGCACCTGCAAACGAAAGCGCGAGCGTCCGGACTTGATATTTACATGGGTCTGGTCGCCTTCGAATTCGACCATGCTCCCATCGGCAAATTTCTTGACGGCATCGTGCAGCAAGCCCGATTGCACGGTGAATGGCGCGATGGTGGGCAAGCCTTCCTGCTTTGCGACGGCCTGAACCTCGATATCAAGGTTCGTGCCGGTGACGCACAGGTGGCCGTCCTCGACCTTAAGCAACACGTTACCGAGAATCGGGATCGTGTTGCGCTTTTCAACGGCGCGATTAACCGCCGCAAGGGCGGGGAGCAAAGCTCCCCTTTCTATGGCGAATGAAACCGCAGTCACGCCGAACCCTCCGGCTTGCCCGCGAAGCATGGCAGTTCGGTTGCCTTTTTAATGTCGGTGACCGACTGCTCCAGGTGCTCGGTAATGATCTGGTCAGGGCGGTAAATCTGATAACACCAATAGACACTGCCGCCGCTGACACGATAGCGCAGGCGTACCGGGATGCGGACCTTGTCGCCCATGAAGAACACGGGGATCGACAGGATAAACATGCCCGGCACGGTGACGGCTTTACCGTCCGAACCGACGTGGTTTTCTTCCCATTGCAGCTGGCGCTCACCAGATTGCAGGGTGTGATTGACCTTAACCTTGGACTCCACGTTGATCTGCATCTTGCGCGAAAGCTCGACCAACTGGTTGGGGTTGGCGACGGTGCAGGAGAAATCACGTTGGATACTGGCAACGTCAGCGTCGGACGGTGATGCCAGATCGGGAATACGATCTTCAAGGAAGTAGGCGAATTTCTCCTGCTCCATGAACTCGCCATCCTTGCTGAGCCAGATTTTCCACTCTTCGGACAGCGGGAACTCGTAATGGATGCGATGGGATAGAAAGTCAGCAATGCCGCCGTTTTTGGCTTCGTGATAGTCGATGACAGTCGTCATGGATGGCTTCTTCCAATTGAGATCGACAAACACGACGGAATTTTCGGTCTTATGGCGATTGGAGAGACCAATCAGCGATTCCAGCGTCTGCGCGTGGGCTGTGCCCTTTTTGCGCACCGGGTGCAAACGGTGCTCTTCCAGCAGCTTGGAAACGCTTTCGATGCCGGGCTCTTCACCCCGCGTCAATAAAGCCGGGACTGATTTCGGCAGGCCGACCATCTGCTCGTTGGTCTGAATAGTGACGAGTTCGGCACCTTCTGCGCGCGCGCCAAGTTCGGCTGCGGCTCGAATATCGAAGCCCTTGGGAGTAATCGGCAGAAGTTCAGAAGTAGCGGTATTCTCGGACATAATAGATCCTGTTGGTTGGATTGATTTAGCCGTGGATCACGTCGGTGAAGCCGCGCGATGCATCGCGAGGACCGCCGAACATGTCGATTTGCTTGGGGTGCTGGGTGGAAAGAGAGCCGTCATCCAGAAGCCAGTAGAACGATGAACCGTGAACCGGCTTCGGACGCTTGGAACTGGTTTCCGCTTCAATGGTGACGGTGCCGTCAACCACTTCGATATTGAGCTTCAGCGTGACAGAACCTTTGGCCTTGACCTTTGGGCGTCCGCCGGTGTGTTCCTGCAAGGCGGCAAGTGTGTCCATCATTTCGTTGGTAAGGCGCTGCGCCAGTTCGCCGTTTTCCAGAAGGCCAATGATGGTGTTGGAATCGCGGATGCGTTGCATGGTTTCCTCTGCTGGTTGAAGGGCGTAATTCGCCCGTTATCCGCGCCATTCGGGCGCGAAGGGGATTTCGTCATCCAAAGCTGGGTTGTAGCCACCGCCTTGCTGGCTCGCGGTCTGGCTCGACTGATCGCGGGAACTCTTCTCGCCATAATCGTCCTGACTGGAAGGGCCTCGCCCGCCGCCATTGCCCTGCGGCATGAGCTTTAATTCGCCACCGAAGCTTTCCAGCACGAGTTCCGTGGAATAGCGGGTGTTGCCCTGCTGATCTTCCCACTTGCGTGTACGGCTTTTGCCGGCGATGAAAACGATGTTTCCCTTGGACAGATATTGTTCGGCAGTCTTGGCCAGCGCCTGGTTGAAGATCACAACCGTATGCCACTCGGCCTTTTCTTTGCGCTCGCCTGTCTGCTTGTCGCGCCAGTAATCGGAGGTGACCACGCGCATGGTGACAATGACGTCACCATTGTTGGAGCGACGAACCTCGGGATCGGCACCAAGACGGCCGATAATTTCATGACGATTGTACGTCATGCCGCCGCCCTCCAGTCGATGCCTAGATAGCGGGACAGCCGGTCAAGCCATGCTTCTTCGGCCTTCATCGGCGCCCAAGGTTTGATCGCCCCGGTGAGCTTCGGCATCGGTAATTCTGGAACTGCCAGATTCTTGAGGGCGTTCTTGCCAAACAGTGCCAGCGTCTCGGCGCGCAGCATGCGTTCATCCATCTGCTTCACCGCAAACGGCAAAGCTTGTGGCAGGCCAGCCTTTCGAAAAATCACCTCGTCAAGCCGCGCCTTGACCTCTTTGACCCCGTCACGGACGCACTGCATGGGAATATTGTGCGTGCTATGGAGCGTATCGGCGAGAAACAGAACTGCCGGACGCGGCCACTCACCAATTAGGGCTTCATGTGCGTCGTGCAGAAGGAAAAAGGCTGAAAAGGTCATATTGCCTGTTTCGTTCGCCAGCGCGTCGGCGCCCATGACGCAATGCTGCGCAACCGAAAGCATCGGACCTCGATTGATGCCGTTGAAGCGGGCAAGCTTCGATAGGGCGCCGGCGATGGTCGGCCAGTGGAGATCGCTATCCAGTGGCTGGGCAAGGTTCATGACGGAACCGTCCGGGCGAAAAGATGGGATCACGGATGTCATAGCGGCAGACCAACAGCGAGGGCGAAGAAAGGGACGGCAAAAGCAATGATGCTGGCCGTGATTGCGTCCGTCGTGGTCATGACAACGCCCTCCCGTTTTGGACCGGGATTTTGGGCAGGGTCTGCTCTGCTGCCATTGTGAGCTTGGCGCGCTCTGCCGGTAGCAATGGTAGAAAGTTGAGGAAGCTCTGCAAAACACAGATGCAGCGCTCGCGCTGCGGTGTCCACGGGTCCAGCATCAGGGCGGCGCGGCTGGCGCAATACCGACCCCAGGCCTCAAAAAACGGCGTTGAGGCGATCAGATCGACAGTCATGGGCGGACGGTTGGGAACCGGCTGTTTCACCTTCATGACCATGTCAGCAAGGTTATCGTGACCCGCTTTCCGGCTTTCCGATTTCCATTCCGCAGCCATCTGCTGGGCCTGTGTCCCAAACTCGATGATTTCGGCAGAGGTAAACCCGGCCCGGACCAGGTCTTTGAAGGTCGCGGCGCCAGACGACGCTGCAATGTCCTGCATCGTCTTCGCCATTTCGATGGCGCGAAGATGCGGAGTGCGTTCCAATGCGCGTGGGTCGGTGTTGCGGATCGGCGTAGTCGGTCGGGTAATAGGCCGAGCGCATTGTGCATTCGGGAGATTCATGGATGCCTCCATCGGTTAGGATGGGGCTAATATCGAATAATTTGCGATACTCTGTCAATTGGGTTTATCGCATTTTTTGCGATATGCAATAATATGAAACACTTAACATCGCAAAATATGCGAATCACCAAACAAAAAACCCGGCACAGGGCCGGGCTGATTTCACCATTGATCCCAAAGGCTATTCGCGTGTCACGGAGAATCTCACGCGTCCAAGGATGCGGATTATATCGCCGTCCTCGCCGTTAATCGGGATTGCTTCCTGAAATCTTGGATCGTCAGACTCAGGCAAAAGCCACATTGCCCCGTATTCGTCTTGCCAGAGCTTTTTGACAGTTGCCTCGCGCAGCCCGTCGGCTCTTTCACGTTCAACGATATAACGCTTGCCCGCAATCAGGTCTTCCGGGCGTTCCAATGCGTCGGTAAACACAAGGACTGTGCCATCAGGATAGCGTTTATTCATTGATGGCCCCCTGGTTTCAGCCGCATGCAGCGAGAAATTCGACAGCGCCGGGTCATCCGGTACAGGAACTTCGTACTGATCTTCGATCGGCCATTCCCAAGTTTCCGCCCAAGCCCCAGCTTGTATCTGTCCTTTAACGGTTACGGTTCGACCGCCCTCGCTGCCAACGAGTTCGGCTGTCGACACACCCAACGCCTTTGCATAGGCTTGCAGCTTCTGCTCGGACAACGCGCTTTTGGAGCTTTCCGCGCGATGAACCGTTTGCCAATGCACGCCCAACTTCTCGCCGAGTGCCCCCTGCGAAAGTCCCTTGGCTTCCCTGATTTCCCTGATCCTGTTCTTCATGGCGCACATCTTATCAGTATCGCTAAATCTGCGTTATCGAAAAATATGCGATAAAGCCCTTGACATTCGTATCGCATTTTGTGCGATATAGGGGTGAAAAGGAGCACGCTATGAAACTTGCAGATTGGCGTAAACGAGAGGGGCTTTCCTGCGACGAGGTCGCGCGCAGACTTGAAATCGTTGCAGCGCGCGGCGGTTCCAGCGTGTGGAATTGGGAAACCGGACGAGCACGCGCTGACGCCGATATCATCGACAAGATCGAGATTCTGACAGACGGTGAAGTTTCGCCTCTCGATATGCATCGCACCCGCCTCGACTGGCTCCGCCAAAACAGGAGCGATGAGGCCGCATGATGCAGAACTTCCTCCGCCGCCTCGATGACGCTGCCTGTGCACTGCTGACCGGCCATTCGCGCCGCGATCTGGACCGAGTGCACCTGCGCCGCCTGAAAATCCTTGTCCGCCGGGAAATTGCCCGGCTGGAGCGCGAAGCGCGAGAGCATGAGTACTTTTCATTTCGTGCAACCTTCTGCCGGTCTCTAGCGCAGTCGCTTGCGAGCCGCCTTGAAGGCGTCGTCAATAGCATTGATGGTGATGCCTATCGAGTTCTGCTGGATCATCTCCATATCGAGCGCGTCAACCTGCACGCCCGCCGCAAATTTCAGTGGGATTACTGGCATTCGCTCGACGACTTCAACAAGGCGCGCATTCACTGCCCGGTAATGCCGATAATCGATCCTGCCAGCGAGCAATACGGCAAGCTCTTCAAGGGCCTTGGTGACCGCCGCATTTTTGATCCGTTCCATGACAAGGGCGGTTTCCGCATTCGGCATTGGCATCGCGCTGTTACTCCGTTTTTCCGGTGGCTGGTGCGTCCCCTTCAGCGTGTGAAGGTTAGCGGCCCGCCGTAGTGATCTGACCCCGGCAAACTGACACCAAAAATCCATTCCCTTAACGGGAAAAAACAGCGGCTTTTCCCGCCACGGGAAAACTTTGCCTTTTGAGGACTTCCCCATGACGCAACTGACAGACGCATGGTTCCAAAGGATCAAGTCGGCACAGCGCGACCTCATCAAATATTGCGGCGGTATCGAGCGTGTCGTCGAACTGTCCGGCTTCTCCAAAAGCCATGTCGGACGCTGGAACCTGTCGACCGAAACCGACCTGATGCCGCTCAATGTTGTCTACAAGCTTGAAAACGAATGCGGCGTGCTTTGCGTCACGTCGGTCATGGCGTCACTCAACAACCGCCGACTGGCCGAGCCGGATGAGGATGTTCGCGCAGCGGGCAATCTGCTCGCCGCCCACTCCGAAGTCGTGGCCAGCGTTGGCGAAGTTATGAGCATCGGCGCCCGCGTTTTCGCTGACGGGAAGGTCACCGGCACCGAAGCCATGCAACTCGACAAGGTGGCGAGCGAGGCCGAACGCAACATTTCGGGCCTGCGCCGCGAGCTTTCCGGCCACATTGCCAATGCACGTCGCGGCGATCCTGCCTTGCGCGTCATCGGGGATGACTGATCATGGCACGACGATCCTCTCCCGCACAGCGTCCTAGCCACATCGTTCTTCTGCTCGCCTCACTTTGCGTCGGGGTGACCATCGGCGGCGCTTATGCTGCGTTTCTCTATTGGGCGGTGACGCGATGACTATCAGCCTGCTCGACGGACGCGTGGAAATCATCGTCGACGACGTGATGGCCGCGCTCGCGCAGATGCCATCCGACAGCGTTGATTGCGTTGTGACCTCGCCTCCATACTGGGGGCTACGCAGCTATATCGCTGACGGTGACCCGTTGAAGCCGCTGGAAATCGGCCTCGAACCGACGCTCGCCGCGCATCTGGAAACGATGGTAGCCGTGTTCGAGCAGGTGCGCCGTGTGCTGAAGCCGACCGGCACGTGCTGGATCAATTACGGCGACTGCTACGCCACGACGCCGAACGGCAAGTGTGCCGCCGATTACAAGGCGGAAGGCACAGATGACCGGACATTCCGCGACAAGCCTTTCTCGACCATCGGCGGCGGCATTAAACCCAAAGACTTGCTGATGATCCCAAATCGGCTTGCCATCGCCCTGCAGGATGCAGGCTGGTGGGTGCGCTCGGAAATCATCTGGGGCAAATCCAATCCCATGCCGGACTCCTCCGGTGCCTATCGCCCTTCCGCAGCACATGAAAAAATCTTCATGCTGACCAAGTCTGACGACGGCGACGTATGGCGTGCGCGCGATACAGGCGAAATTTCGTTCGCTCCCGATCTGACGCAACGCTGCCCATTCATCACTGACCCGTCACGCGAAGGTGCGCGTTGGATACGCATCGGCGCTTATTATGACGCCGAAGCGGTCAACATCGCGGCAAGCCCCAGCACCAACGCGCGGGTATCGCAGGACATTATCAATCAAGTAGGAAGTTATCGTGCGAACGGCGGCACGAAAACCAACGGGCCGATGAAGGCCGTTGTCCGAGGTGGAAAAAAGGAAGCAGCCGCAGGATCGGGAACGCGAAACAATACCAGTTTCAACGACGCCATGATTATTCCGCCGACACGGCGATATTTGCGCAATTTTGAGCCTGCGCCGCTTCCCGTCTGGCCGATTGCCACCAAGCCGTTTTCCGAAGCGCACTTCGCTACGTTCCCGCCGGAACTGGCAGAGCGCTGTATCCTTGCGGGCTGCCCGAAAGATGGCCTCGTGCTCGATCCATTCGGCGGGGCCGGAACCACGGGGCTTGTGGCTGCGCGCCATAACCGCCGTGCCATGCTGATAGAACTCAACCCGGAATATGCCGACATCGCCAGGCGGCGCATAGAAAGAGAATGGCGCGTCATCGCTGACGCGCCATCCGCAACGACCGATCACGGCCCTTTGTTCAGTGCAGAGGTGTTATGATGACGATTGGTCTATTCAGCCGCCTCCAATCCGATGACCAGCTTCTGCCCCATGGCCGCAAGTGCTGCCGTCATGAGGGGAAGCTTGGTCGCAGTGTCCGGATCAAGCAGGCGGCGCGCCTCCTTCTCGTCCTTGCCAAGCCTGCGGGCGAGTTCAGTTCTGGAAAGGCCCGAAGCGCGGAAAGTCTCGATCACGGCAATCTTGGTTGCGACTTCCGCATCCGGCCAGATCAATTCTCCCTTTGCCTTCGCTTCGGGCAGGCTTCGTCCCATCTCCAGATAGGTGAGCAGCGCCACACCAAGCGCATCAGCAGCCTGTTCGCGGGCATCCGCCATATCATCACCCTCGGTGATAGCTTCCGGCACATCCGGAAATGTAACAACGAAGCCGCCTTCCCGCTCGGTAGGCTCGAACACGGCTGCGTAAGCGTATGTTCTCATTCGTCCAGTCCTTTGCTCCTTTGTGTGGCGGGAGGGGCTCAAATGAGCCCCAACCCTTTCTTGATCTTCGCGGCGGTCTTGGGATCGATTTCCCGGCTCGGCAGTGTGGTGAAGCGATCTCCTACCCATACTGTTGCGTGCCCGCCTTTTCCTTTGCTCTTGCTAACCCGAAAGGCCAGCCCTTGCGCTTTTGCTTCATTCCTTAGCTCGGCTATGAAGCGGTCTCTCTTGTCCATCGGGTTCTCCGCTTTGACAAAGACAATATCGGATATTTTTGTCCGAATGTCAATAGCTTTCGGATATTTTTGTCCGAATTTCACAATCGACAGGGCGGGCCGATGACCGCCGCTTTTTCCACCGACTTCACGATTTTCGGCATGTATGTCGACCGCAAGCGCATCTGCTCGCATCTGCGGGAGATCGACGTTGCTCGGCTTTGCGATATTCCAAGGGACGATGTTCGCCGCGCGATCCACGGCAAGAGCATATCGACGGAATCCTTTCTCGCGCTCTGCGAATGGCTGGAGCGCTCCCCCTCATTTTTCGACAGCAACGAACTCGCCACCAGACGAGAGGTTTATCCATGATCACATTCGGCCAGCCCGGCAGCATTACGCCTCAAAGTTTCACGCCTGACCTGCCGACAGTCATGACTATCGAAGGGCTGGCGCTCCTTCGCGAAATGGGAATGACCCAGAGCGAAATCGCCAAGGCTTCTGGCATGTCGGTCTATAAGGTCCGCTCCTATTTGAACACCATCTGCCGCACCTGGAGCATAGACCAGTGCTGGGGCATGCGTGGCCGAGAAGAAACCGGGGGTGCGCAATGAAGTCGCCCCTGATGATCATCAACCACAACCCGACCGCTCTGTCGCTGCATGGGGCGAACCATCCGCAGGCACCGCTCCTTGGGGAAAAAATCTGCAATATCGTCCCCCTCGACTATCGGCCCAGTGCTCATATCGGACTGTCGGCGTTTTCGCCGGATTGCAAGCATTTTTCCAAGCCTGGTAGCCGTGGAAAGAAGGGGGGTGCACTATGAGCCATCCCCTTCCCCTGATTGTCGACTCCTTCGCCGGCGGCGGCGGTGCTTCCACCGGCATTGAAATGGCTTTGGGCCGTTCACCGGATATTGCCATCAACCACAATGCGGCCGCGCTGGCGCTGCACGAAGCGAACCATCCGCAAACACTGCATCTGTCCGAAAACGTCTACAAGATTGACCCGCTTGATTACCTGCGCGGTGCGCATGTTGGGCTGGGCTGGTTTTCACCGGACTGCAAGCATTTTTCCAAGGCAAAGGGCGGCAAGCCTGTCGAACGCAACATTCGCGACCTCGCATGGATAATCCCCGGCTGGATCGAGCGCATTCAGAAAAGCGGCGGCAAAGTCGATGTTGTCATTCTCGAAAACGTCGAGGAGTTTCAGGATTACGGCCCGTTGATGGAAACCGCAAGCGGTTTGATGCCCGACCCGGAACGAAAGGGCGAATACTTCAAAAAATGGTGCCGCAAGATTCGCTCGCTTGGCGGCAAGATCGAGTGGCGGGAGTTGCGCGCCTGCGATTATGGGGCGCCGACTATCCGCAAGCGGTTCTTCGCCGTTATCCGCTTCGACGGTCAGCCCATTGTGTGGCCGAAACCGACACATGGTGCGCCTACCGATCCCGACGTTATATCCGGGCACAAGCTACCATGGCGCACCGCAGCGGAAATTATCGACTGGTCGCTGCCCTGCCCTTCCATTTTCGACACGTCCGAACAGATTATGGAAAAGCATGGGCTTCGGTCGGTTCGCCCGCTTGCTGATAATACCATGGCTCGTGTCGCGCGTGGCATGAAGCGCTATGTGCTGGATGCCGAGCGCCCATTCCTTGTTAATCTCACCCACGGCGGGCGCGTCGAGGCAGTCGACGAGCCGTTCAAGACAATCACCGGTGCGCATCGCGGCGAAAAGGCTGTCGTGTCGCCGCACCTCGCATCGTACTACAGTCACGATAAGGGGCGCTCGGAACGAGTTTCGGAAATCGACGGACCACTCGCAACCGTCGTAACTGAAAACCGGCACGCGCTAATTGCGCCGTCCGTTATCCGTTTCAACACCGGAGCCACGGGGCAGGATGCCCGCGAGCCGCTGTCTACCGTTACTGCGAACAGCTTTATCAAGCGGCCCGGCGGCGCGGCCCCTTTGGGTGTTGTCGCCCCGCATCTGATGACGATGCGCAATGCGGGTAAGCCTTTCAATGGTGCCGATGAGCCTACACACACGATCACTGCAGGCGGAGCCGGGCTGACGGTTGTCGCGCCGGTGCTTACCGCCGCCCAGCATGGCGGCTCGACCCGTTCGATTGACAGCCCGGCGCATACCATCACTGCCAGCACGAAAGATCAGAACAGCGTTATTGTGCCTACGTTGGTTGGTTGCGGTGGCCGCGCCGGCCAGAGCCGCCCACGTGGTGCTGGCGAACCAATGCACACAACCACGGCCAAGGCGGACACCTGTATAGCAACTGCCTTCGTCGCTCGCGATTTCGGGACGTCGACCGGCCACCGCATTGATGAGCCATCCCACACGGTGATGCCGGATGGCCAAGGCAAGTCGCGCCTGATTACGGCTTACATGGCGCAGCATAATAATGACAGCCGCCGCAAGGGCGGCGTCAATCCCGGTCGTTCTATCGATGAGCCGGTCTCGACGGTCACGCAAACCGGATCGCAGCAAAGTGTCGTGGCGCCATATCTGCAAGCCTATTACGGTACCGGCGATGGCGGTGAAGAAAACCAGCCTGTCAGGACCGTAACCACCAAAGACCGTCACGGCCATGTCGAGGCCACGCTCGACGTGCCACCTTTCACGCCAGCACAGGCCGAACGGGCGCGTGAAGTGGCCGCATTTCTCCGCGCCTACGGTTTCTGGGATGAGCGCGAGTTCGTCACCATAGAAGCGGGCGGCATTCTCTATGTCATCGTCGACATTGGCATGCGCATGTTGGTGCCGCGCGAGCTTTATCTCGCGCAAGGTTTCCCGGCTGATTATGAGATTGAGCGCGGCATCAATGGAGATCTGTTCTCAAAATCGGTGCAGGTTTCCTGTTGTGGCAACAGCGTTTCGCCACCCGTTGCCGCCGCACTCGTTGCCGCCAATTGCAGCCATCTGGCACTACGGATGGAGGCAGCAGAATGACCTCTCCTGTCCAATTCCCCTATGTTTACCGATGGAACCGGCAGGGCCGCAAAGGTCAGCCATGCGCTGTCGATATACGCGCCAAGGTCATGAACTCCTGTCTGGTCCGTTTCCCCGATGGATACACCATGGTGACAAGCCGCAATGCGCTTGCGCGCCGGAAAGATGTAGGTGCAGAATGACTGTTCCCACGTTCAGTAACGAATTCACATCCGCTCACTTTCGCAAAGAGCTCACCCGGCTCATGCCGGGCTACCAATGGACTGTTCATAAGTCCACAAACGAAAACAGGCTTGAGGCAACAGGAATTCAGTCAAGCGGCTTCAACCGTCTCTCGACCCTATCCGTCGTCAGATCAGTTCATGGTCAAGGCGTGGTTACCTATTCGGCCAAGTCAGCAGGATACGGGCGGCGGGCAAGATGGTTGCATGCCAACACCGATATCACGCTCGCCAGCGCTTTACGTGGATTGCAGAATTTCTACGAAGCACAGGCTGGCCTTTTTAGAAAGCACGCCTCGTCATTGGAACGGGGACGAACGGCTCAGGGCGGTGACGAATGAGCGCCGCGCTGAAACTCTTTGTCGAGGATGCGCGTGCCATCACGATCGCGGATGCTGCGCAGCGCCTCAACCTGAAATGCAATCCGCGCGGAAGCGAACACCCGCAACCCTGCCCCGCCTGCGGCGGCAAGGATACGTTCGCCTTCAACACCCAGAAGAATAAATGGAACTGCCGTCAAGGCGGTATAGGCGGGAATGATGCGATAGGCATGGCGGCGCATGTGCGTGGCCTCAATGTTCGCAGCCGCGAAGGTTTGCTGGAAGCCTGCTCGATCCTCCTTGACAAGTCCATCCCGGAAGGTGGCGAGCGGGAATCGGACGCCGACAGGACTGCACGCTTGCAGCGACTGGAAGAACAGCGCCAGCGCAATGCCGAATTGCAGGAAGAACACGCGAAAAGCCAGGCTGACTATCGCGAGATCGAGCGAAACAAGGCGCGGGGTATATATCGTCGTGCTTCCACGCTCTATTCATCCTCGGCACCACATGGCCGATTTTATCTAATGGCGCGGGGCGCCTGTGCCCCGGAATCCGAATGGCTGCGTGTCGATATATCTGTAACCTATTGGCATGGTGACGCGAGCCTGCATGAAGGACCTGCCATGATCGCGCCGATCGTTGGCCCTGACCTCGGCGTCATCGGCTGCCACATCACCTGGATTGATCTCGCCCGCCGTCCGAAATGCCGACCGGAAATCATTGACACCGCGACCGGCGAAGTGTTGCCAACGAAAAAGATGCGCGGCAGCAAAAAAGGCGGGCTTATCCCACTTACCGGTCATCCAAGTATGGAACGTTGGGTAGGCGGCGAAGGCATAGAAAACACGCTGGCCGTTGCACGCGCTGAGAGCCTTCGCCCAGATACGTTTTACTTCGCCGCCGGCGACCTCGGCAATCTTTCCGGCCCCGCCGACCCCGCATCACGCTTCGCGCACCCGACCCTAAAGAAGGAAGACGCCAAGGGGCGTTTGCGCACCGTCATGGTGCAGGGGCCGGTTCCCCGCGCCGACCAAGGCCCGGATGACGCTTTCTGGATCGGCGACCATGTGCGCGAGATCGTGCTTTTGGGCGACGGCGATTCCGAGCGCGTCATGACTTCCGCCGCCATGGCGCGAGCGCGTGCACGTATCTTGAGACCAGATCGGAAGGTTGCAATTGCGTGGCCTCCGGCTGGCACTGATTTTTCTGAAATGATGGCAGGTGCCGCGTGACAAAGAATACCCAAGACATACCGGCCGCAGTGCGCGCAATCATGGCTGAAGCTTCACGGCAGGCGGAAGCTGCTGAAATTGATCCCCGCAACCCCGCCACCGATGGTCTGCCTGATGCGCACTCCCCGGATGACGGTGAACCGGCTGCTACCGCGCGTGGTGATCGGAGCGTTGACCGCGAAGTGGTGAGGGCCTGTGCTGCGCTAGACCATTCCGACACGGATAACGCGGAACGCCTGCAGCGCCATTTTGGCGAGGATATGCTCGTGCTCGCCCAAAGTAAGGCCCGCAAGGCGACCTATGCGATATGGGATGGCACGCATTGGGATATCGACACGGGCGACCCGCGCTCACTCGCCATTGCGCAGCAGTTGGGCGGACGCATCGCCATGGAAACCGAGTTCCTGCAATACACTCCCGCCGAAGAGGAGGCGGTTAAGGCTGGAAAGGAAGCCTTGGCTAAACCGGAGGATGAGCGATCCCGACCGGAAAAGAAGTTGGCCGACGCGGCGCTGAATGCAAAAGCGAACCTCGCCAAGCGCAAAAAAAGGCGCATGGATCATGCGGTCACGTCAAAAAACCGGGCGCGGTTGGAAGCGATGCTGACCTGTCTGGCGCCGCATGTGATGCGCTCGCCAGATGATTTCAACGCCGACCCGCTCAAGGTGGCGCTTCTGGACCATACGCTGGTTTTCTCGCGTGAGGTCGAGCACGTGCGAAACCCGGCCTTTGACGATCCCGACGACAACCGCGAGGATATACCCGAAACCATCGAGCGCAAAATCGCCAGCGTCAAGGCGATCAAAGGGCACCGCCGTGGCGACCTCATAACCCAGATCATCCCCGTCGCTTATCAAAAGAACGCCAAATGCCCGAAATGGGATGCTTTTCTCAAACGCATGCTGCCGAGCGACGATGTGCGCCGTATGGTGCAGGTGGCGTCCGGTTTGGGTTTGGTGGGCCTCACCGTACAGAAATTGTTCTTCCATTACGGCTTCGGCGCCAATGGCAAGTCCGTCTACATGGAAACGCTTTGCCGCCTGCTTGGCGATGTTTCTGTTACGCTGCCGTCCGAATCCTTCATAGGTGAAGGCAATTCCGGCGGTGCCGCCTCGCCTGATATGGCGCGGCTCTATGGCCGACGCTTCCTTCGCGTCAAGGAATTGCCCGAAGGTGAGGATTTGCGCGAAAATCTGGTCAAGGATTTGACTGGCGGTGAAGACTTCACCGTCCGCGACCTGTTTCAAGGCTATTTCGACTTCAAGCCCATCTTCACCGGGCACATGTCCGGCAACGGCTATCCACGCATCACCGGCACAGACAACGGCATCTGGCGACGCATGGTCGTGGTGCATTGGCCTGTGACGCTGAAAAAGGAGGAACAGCGCGAATTTGAGGAGGTGGTTTCGGAATTCCAGCCGGAATATCCGGGAATACTGAACTGGCTCATAGAGGGTGTGCTGATCTTCCTGCGTGAAGGGCTCGTCATTCCAGCATCGGTCGAGGCGAAAACGCAGGAATACCGCGACGAAATGGACCCCACGTCCGCTTTCTGCGCCCGATGTATAGAAGCTGATGAGCGTGGCGAGGTGACCGCCAAGGATTTCTATCAGGCTTATGTTGACTTCACCGTCGATCAGGGCGGCAAGCCTATATCGCTGACGAGATTCGGGCTGATCATGAAAAAGAAGTACCGGCGCGAGGATGGGCGCGCGGTCAAATACCATGGCTTGCGCCTGATCGAGGTCCCGAAACCCGCTCACACGTCCGGCTCTGATGATTACGAGGCGCACATGCGATGATGCTCGCTCTCCGTCCCCGCAACCCCGCCTTTGGCACGGCTTTCGCCCCTGAAAACCGGCAACCCTTTGATATGATTGAACTTATGCTGTGCAGTAGTTTGCACCAGTTTGCACCACTCTGCACCAGTTGGAACAACGGGATAAATGAAATGATTTCAACAACTTGCACCAGTTTGCACCAGTTTTCCTTGTGTATACATAAGGGAAAAAGTGGGATGGGGAAAAAGCTTATTATATGCACAAGCCAAAACTGGTGCAAACTGGTGCAAATATTTGATTTTGTTATTCGATTTCCAGTTTTCTAAGTGGTGCAAACTGGTGCAAACTATCGCAAGTGGTGTAAAATATGAAAACTGTAACGATTGATGAACTTCTCGTCTGGGCTTTCGTCCACGAACTGCCAAAAGGCGGTGGCGTTGATGGTCTGGATAGCATTCACTCTGCATGGCGGCAACTGGAGGGCTTCGTCTTGGGGAAAAGTTCTGGGCTATGCAGAACTCATGACGCTTGTAGACCGCGACCGTCCAGAACCCGGTATGTGGGTCGAACAGGGTGCGCCGCACGAGGATGCACTTGAGGTGGGTAAGGCGGTTGCCGATCTTGCCCGCTTTGATGTTTCTTTTCCGGATGGCTGGAACCCGGTTGCCGACTGGCAGGATTTCGACGGGCTGACGGCAGATGCGGTGGCGCGGGCGACCGAACGTCTTATGCTGCGTCCTGCCCGTTCGCGCAGCGCTGGCATCGCATCGCTTGTCATCTCCAGCGCCGTGTTGGGGCGAGCGCCCGATTATACCGCGCCAGAACCGGAATGCGTTGTGTTCGCGCGCCGCGAGGGAACCCCGTCATGGTTCGTCCGTAGGCCAGCCGTCGATGCCTTTGGGCGTGAATATTCGGTTGAGGTTGACGGATTTAATCGCCGCGCCCATCGGCCCTATCCTGGCGCCTATCGCAAGTTTGTTCTGACGCCTGACCCGACTGCCGATATCTTGGGACGGATTGACTATCAGATTTGGGTTGCGGCACTCGCGAAGCTGGAATCAGCACTCATTGATCGGCTCGTAGGCCGCAAGTTGACATTTTCGCACCGCTCGGCAACGCCATGGTTGGAGGATCGCGATATGGTCGGCATCCAGCTTTGCCGGGCTTTTGGGGACACCAAACGTGTGGAACCCCAAAATAAGTGTTGACCTGCTGCAGAAACTTGACTTACACCTTGGATGCTAAAAAAGATTAGACAGAACCCCGGCGCACCCGCGACCGGGGTTTTTCGTTTCATGGGGCGGAATTCGCGATGCTTGTCTATCGGTGGGAAAACATCGAAGGGCTGCGCCGATACGCCGGCGGTATCAAGCGGCTGCAAACGGAATTTCCGAAAGTTTTGCCGCGCATCGTCAATCAGGTTGGGCGGCGTGCCCGCACCCGCGTAGTGCGCAACCTCACGAAACAAACAGGACTGGAACGGCAGGTCATCGTTCGGGCAGTCAAGAACGTTGATACCGCGAAACCGGGAAAACTGTTCTATTCGCTGCAATCGCGTGGCGGGTTCATCCGCCTCAAGTATTTCAGGGCAAGGGAAACCCGCCAGGGTGTAGCCGCACAGCCATTTGGGAAGCGCCGCGTATTCCCCGGCACCTTCATCATGGGCGGGCAGTTCCCCTACCGCCACGTTAAGCACTGGAATTTGGAGGGGCATGTTTACCGACGAATTGGGCGTGCTTCGCAACGACGCGTCACGCAGGTGAAGTCGGACGTTCGCATCCCTGATGAGATGGTGCGCGGCGAGACCCGCGATGCATTCGAGCGTGAGGCGACCGCGACCATGCCCCCTCGGGTCGAGGCCGTCATCCGCAAGCTCCTCGGGTGACCCCTCCCCCCCTTTTAGGGACCGTATCCCCGTCTAATCCACCGGACGGGCGGGCTCGACTGCCGGTTTTCGCCAGTAGGTCGTTTTGAAAGCGATACACAGATACACGTGCTTGCACGTGTGCATACACACAACTCAAAACGGGACGCCATGTCGGACGGTGATTGGATTTCGATTTCGGAAGCCGCCGCGCGGCTGACCGCGATGGGCGATCTGGTCGAGCGCTCGACCTTGTCGCGATACCTGAAGCAACATTCGGAAGCGATTGAGCTTCGCGACGACGGAAAGGCGCGACTGGTCGAGTTCAATACTCTGGTCGCCCACCGAAACGAGAATATCCGTATCCGCGTGGCTCCTCCCACGACGCGGACCATTGCGGCGCAGGGAAACTTCAACCCTGCGCCGCGCTTTTCGGGAAGTCAGTCCGATGGCGCAGCGCGAAAGGCCCAGGCCGACGCCGAACTGCGCGAAATGGACTTGGCAGAACGCCGCAAGACACTGACCAAAGTGTCGGAAGTGGATCGTGCGGGCCGCGATGCAGTCGCACTGATGCAGAGTGCGTTCGAACGCGCACTGGAAACGGAGGCCGCAAACGCCTCGGTGAAATACGGGTTCGACGAACGCGCCACGCGTATGGTCCTCAAGGCGTTTGTCCGCAAGGGACTGGAAGTTTTCAATCAGACAATTCTCGGACGGATCGATGCCATGCGCCAGCGGGATGAGGCCGACACGACCGACGAACCAAAAGAGGAAAGCGAGCAGATATGAACGCCCCGCAGCCGCGCGAGCAATTCATGGAATTGCCCCGTGGCGAACTGGTGTTGTTCCGGGGGCTGGAAGCTGCCAGCCGCCCTATTGAGAATCTGACCATTTCCGAGCACGCGGACCGCTATCGTAAGGTTTCGCCGGAATCCGGCTCGCCTTGGCCGGGCGACTTCCGCACTGACCGTGTGCCTTATCTGCGCGAGCCGCAAGATTGCCTGCATCCAGATCACCCGGCGCGTCGTTGCACTGCCCGTTGGGCCGCGCAGCTTGGCAAGTCGACCGCAATCGAGAACTGGTTTTGCTTCATCGTTGACCAAGCACCCGGCTCAATGATGATCGTGCTGCCGACACTGGAAGAAGCGACGAAGTTCAACCGCATCAAGCTTCACCCGACCCTTGAGGCGACACCGCGCATCAAGCACAAGGTGCTCCCGGTCAACAGCCGCGATGAACAAGGCTCGACCACGGCATTCAAACGTTTCGCCGGCGGGTTCTGCCAGATCGTCAATGCAGGTTCGTCCAAGGGCCTGCAGATGGTATCGATCAAGTATCTCGCCATGGACGAGATCACCGGCTACCAGAGCGATGTTGACGGTCGCGGCAGTCCTCGCGATCAGGCTCGCGCCCGCCAGAAAATGCATGGCGACACTGCGAAGGAATGGCAGGGATCGACGCCCGGAATTGCAGGTGCGTGTGCGATCAGCGACGATTTCGAGGCTGGGGATCAGCGATACTATTACCTGCCTTGCCCGCACTGCCGCACCTATCAGGCACTGGAATTCGACAACATGTCGCCAGCAGATCCCGAAAGAGGTCTGCCGGTGCACTTCCGCTGCATTTCCTGCAACGAGGTCATCCTTGACGGCCACAAACATGAAATGCTGCCGCAAGGAAAATGGATAGCGCGCCGGGTTCGCGAAGGCGAGCCGCCTATTCCTCTTGCGATCCCTGAGGCCAATATCGAGCTTTGGCGCTGCAATCCCTGCGAAGGCCGTTGCAGGGACTGGCAACCGTCCTGGCATCTATGGGCGGCATATGCCCCACGTGAGCGCTGGGTCGATATCTGGTCCCGGTGGACGGATGCACAAGGCAACGTAACCAAGCTGCGAACCTTCTTCCAGCAGGATTTGGCGCTGCCCTATGACCCTGCCGGCGTCGCAGTCGAACATGAGAAGATCGTCGAGGCGGTGCGCAAGGAATTGCAGCCTTCACGGGTCATCCCGTCATGGGCTGGTCTCGTGGTTTCCGCTGCCGACGTGCAGGGCTATGGCATCAAGTGGATGGTCATAGCCCTTGGACCGCGCGGCCAATACCAGATCATCGACCGGGAGATTTTCGAGGGAGCCCCTGACCAAAGCGACGAGCCGTGGATCAAATTGTCCGATGCTTTTGGGCGAGAATATCCGACCGCCGGCGGCGGCGGTATGAAAGGCATCGACCTTTCCGGTGTCGACTCCGGCTTCGCGACCGACCGCGTCTATCGTTTTTGCGCACCACGCGCGAACGTTTATGCGCTCGATGGCCGCGCACCGCAGGGGCTCCCCTGGCTTGGAACACCAGTCAAGCGGGACATCAAGGACAAGCACCGGCGCATCATTGCAAAGGTTCTTCTCTATCCGGTTGGCCTGTTCGATGTGAAAACCGCTGTCGTCGCCTCCCTCGCCAATCTCGTGCTGGGGGCCGATGAGAGCGGGCAATGGCCGCGCAACACGCTGCATATCGCCAACGATATTTGCGACGAAGACTTCGCCAAGGAGTTGACCGCCGAAAGTCTCGTTGATCCGGATGAAGAGGCTCTGTCCAAGCCGTCACGTGGCAAGCGAAAGCTTATCCCGTCAAAGGCGGGCCGCATCTGGAAAAAGATCGCAGGGCGCAAAAACGACTGGTTTGATGCCACCGTTTACGCCTTCGCACTCGGCTGGCACCTTGAACGCAAACTACGCCTGACCGCCGAGCGGTGGGCCGACCTGCTGGTCAAGGTTCATGGCGTGCCAGCCGAGAATGATTTGTTCGGCCATGCCGAGCAATCTGTCTTCGACAAGCCTGAGAAACCGAAAAAGCCACGCGATACCGAAGCGCGGCGCAATGCATGGAAAAATCGATGAAGTTGCTCGACCGCATTAAAGGGGTAGGCCGTGCGCTGCGCTCCGGCACAGTGCTGTCGGGCGTTTCGACGCGACCAACCGCACGCATGTTGCGTGATTCCAAGAGCGGTGTTCTGGCCGCACAACAGGTTTCCATCGTCGACAACCGCGAGGAAATCCGCCGAAGCTGGCGGCGTGCTGCCGCCTATGCACTGGATTTCATCCAGAATTCCGGCAAACTCAAAGGGGCCTGCGATCAGGTTCTCGTCGATACTGTTGGCGTCGAGCTTGTCTTGCAGCCACAGCCGGAACTCGCAGAACTCGGTTATTCGCCGGACGAAGTTGCCGCTCTCGTCGCTCAGATCAAACGGGAATGGAAGCGTTACGCGTGGAACCCGCGTGAATGCGACATGCGGGGCAAATTCACCTTGCCGCAGCTGGTGGATATCGGTCTGCGTTGGTATATGGCCTACGGCGAAATCACCGGCATACTGGATTACATGCCTCGCGCCAAGCGCCGGGCGAAGGGGATCAGGACCGGACTGAAAGTCTGCATGACCCCGCCGAGCAGGCTGGTGCAGGACACCAACGAGTTCGAAAACCTTTTTCAGGGCGTCTACCACGACGAGGACGGAAGCCCCATCGGTTATCTGTTCGAGGAAAAGGTCAACGGCGTTACCCAGAAAGTTCGCTATCCAGCTTTTGACGCGGAAGGGCGACCGACCGTCCTGCATCTGTTCGACCCAACCGACGCAACGGACGTTCGTGGCATTTCCGTTCTCTCGTCTGCTATCCGAAAGCACGCCCAGAAAGAGGTTCTGGACGAAGCGACCCTGCAAACCGCCATCCTGCAGACAATCTTTGCAGCGGTACTGACAAGCGAGAATCCGTCGAAGGACGCATTCGAGGCTCTGGAAGCGCTGGAGGATGAAGAACTCCGGGACGAGTTCGTAGGCTTTTTGCAAGCCAAGATGGACAAGGCGCGGGAAAGCACCATTGGCATCAACGGCACGCCGACTGTCGCGCAGCTAGGGCCGGGTGAAGATCTGCAATTCCGGACATCTGCTACACCAGGCAAGGAATATCTGCCTTTCGCAAGCAGCCTTGACCGCGAAACCGCCCGCGCCATCGGTATTACGTACAGCAGCTACGCCATGGACCATTCGGACGCAACCTATTCGTCCGTTCGCATGGAAAACGCCACCATCTGGCCGATTGCCGTGCGTCGCCGCGAGCGTCTTGCTGCTCCGATGTTGCAGGCTGTTTACGAAAGCTGGTTCGACGAGATGGTTGGCGAAGGCCGCATCAAGCTCAAGGTTTCCTACGAAGTTTTCGCTGCCAACCGGGAAAAGTTCACATGGGCGCAGTGGCAAGGGCCGGCGGCGCCGACTGCAGACGATTATAAAAGTGAGCGGGCCGTTTCTGAGCGGCTGGCGAACGGCACATCAAGCATTGCGATAGAAGGCGGGCTGAAGGGCATCGATACCGATGAACTGTTCAATCAGCAGCTACGCGAGCATCAGCGTTATGTCGCGGCCGGTATGCGTTCGCCCTACGAGCGCCCGAACCAACCTCCGCTTCCGGTAGATGAGCCGCCGGATGAAACAACCAAGAAGAAGGCTGCGGCATGAACACGATCCGCATCAGAAAAACGGAAATCGATCTCGATGACCCGTGCGCCGCAGCCAAAAAACTCCGCGGTCTGCGCATACAGATCGCCGCCGGCGGACAAACCGAAGTGGTGCGCTTCGGTGATGATGAAGTCCGGTATGGCAAAACCAATATCGCGGCACTCGATCAGGAAATCGAACGCCTGACGGCGGAATGCCAGAACATCAGTGGCGGTCCTCGCCGCCGGTACGCGAAGCGCATGCGCTTCTGCTGACCTAACAGGAGTTTCCAACATGCCCGTTCTCCAGAACGGCGAACTCATACTTTACGGGTTCGTCGGCGATAACTTTTGGGATGAAGGCTTCACGGCACGGGATGTGCTCGACGCCCTCGCCGAGGTCGGCCACACCACCGATATTCCCGTGCGCATCAACTCATCGGGTGGGTACGTCGACGACGGCGTGGCCATTTACAACGCACTGAAGGCCCACAAGGGCAAGGTCACCGTCTACATCGACGCGCTGGCCGCATCCGCGGCTTCGGTCATCGCTATGGCCGGGGATGAGCGCATCATGCGTACCGGTTCGCTCATGATGATCCACGATCCGGCTTCCGTGACCTATGGCAATGCGGACGAGCATGAAGCGGCCCGCGCCCGGCTCGATAAGCTTGGCGATTTGATGGCCGATATTTACGCCGACCATACGGGCGAAGGTGCCGAAACCATCCGTGCCGACATGCGCGAAGAAATCTGGCTGACCGGCGATGAAGCGGTCAAGCGAGGTTTTGCCACGGGAACTGAACAAGCCAAGGCCGTTGCATTTTCAGCCTTCGATTACCGGGTTTACGCCAACGCGCCCGACAGGCTCAAGCGCCTGGCGCAGATGAATTCATGGTCCATCGACCGTGAGATGACCGCGGCCGCACCCGCCGCCGCACCAACCAGTCAAGAGGATGACGACATGACTGACAAAAAGCCGGCGGGACAGCCTCCCGTCGATATCGCCACCGCAACCGCCAATGCCGAGAAGGCAACCAAGGAGCGGATCAAGGCGATCATGACCAGCCCTGAGGCGTCGGGCCGCGAACAACTGGCCAGCCATTTTGCCTACGACACCACGATGTCGGCAGAAGATGCCATCAAGGCGTTGACCGTGGCGCCGAAGACAGAGGCCGCAGGCCAGACCGAACCGGACCCCGCGCAGGATTATGAACAGCGACGGATGCTCGCTTCGGGTCAATCGCAACCGCAGCCACCGCGCAAGCCCGGAACACCAACCGCAAAGATCAACACCGGCGAGATTTACGCCTCGCGGCGTCAAGCGGCCAAGTAGGAGAAACCACCCATGAAAAACAAGGTTATGGGTCCGCGCCCGCTCGAATTCATCCTGCATGAAGGCGACGGTCATATCTCGCGCGATGTTGCGACAATCCCCGCTGGCACCGGCAAGCTCAAGCCCGGCACCGTTCTCGGTGAACTGACTGCGACCAAGGGCAGCTTCATTCCCTCCCCTGCCGCCGAAGTCGCCGGGAAGGAAGGCGCGGAAACTGCAAAGGCGATCCTTTGCTATGCCGTCGATGCCACAGACCACGACGAAGAAGCCGTCATCATCAATGTGCACGCCGAGGTGAAAACGTCCCTGCTGGTGTTCGACGCTTCCGTCAACGACGCTGCCAAGCAGGCGGCAAAACTCGAACAGTTGCGCGCCGTTCATATCAAGGCCCGCTAAGGAGAACCCCACATGCCAGGACTTGATATTTTCAACGATGACGCGTTTTCGGTGCAGACGCTGACCGCAGCCGTCAACAATCAGCCCTACCGCCCCGGCCAGATCGGCGCTTCCGGTATGTTCGAGGAAGATGGCGTCACCACCACGATTGTATCTGTCGAGGAGCGTGACGGCACCCTCAGCCTCGTCGAACCGACCGAACGCGGCGGGCCCGGCGAAACTGCTACCGGCGAGAGCCGCAACTTGATCCCATTCAATGTGGACCACTACGAGCGAAACGACTCTGTTAAAGCGGACGAAGTTCAGAATATTCGCGCTTTCGGCACTGAAAACGAAGTCGAACAGGTCACCGATCGCGTCATGAGCAAAGCCGACCGACATTTGCTCGACCTTGATATGACGCTCGAACATCAGCGCGTCGGCGCGATCAAGGGTATCGTAACCTCGAAATCGGGACGCGTTCTGCACGATCTGTACAACCGCTTCGGAATTGCCGTTCCGGCTCCCGTATCGCTTGATCTGGGGAACGATGCGGCCAAGGTCGACGAAATTCTGGAAAAGGATGTTGCATGGTCCATCGAAGATGACCTCGACGGCTTTTACGACCATTTCCATGTCTGGACCGGGCGCAATCTTCACCTCAAGCTTTGGGGACATAAGCGCATCCGCGAAACTTTCCTCGCCACCAATGGTGCGGCTCAGCTTCGCGAAGCAATCCCCGACAAGTTCACGGTCGGCAAGTTCGTGTTCGAACGGTACAAGACGGGTTCGCGCGCCACGGCCAATCTGAGCGCAGCATATATCGACCATAACGAGGGCCGCGTCACGCCGATGGGTGCACCGGGTCTCTTTATCACTCGCTTTGCTCCGGCTGATTACATGGAGACGGTCAATACCAAGGGTCTGCCGCGCTACATGAAACAGATTCCGATGCTCAACGGCAAAGGTATCGATATCGAAGTGCAGTCGAATCCAATTTCGCTTTGCACCAAGCCCGGCGCCCTGCGCAGGATCACCCTCTAACCAGCATTAGGAGCACAGGCCCGCGTCCGTCAAAGCGGGCCGCAGTGTTCATGCATGAGGTTCACCCATGTCGAAGAAATCCACTATCGTCGTCGCATTCCCGCACGGCGGCATAATCCCTGCCAAGGTTATGGAGAAGCCAAAGGATGTTTCCGTGCTTCCCCATGAGCCGATCGAAGTGCCGAAATTTTACGGCGAGCATCTGATTTCCGACCGCATCGCCTATGATTTTGTCGAGGCAGAGAAGCGGAAGAAGGCGGACGCCGCATCGGCAACAAGGGATGCCGAAACCGCGCGGGCGGATGCGGAAACGTTGGAAGCGCTCAATGAGAAAATCGCCCGGCTCACCTCCGAGAACGAAAAGCTGATTGCCGATCAGGATGAGGCCGACAAGAAGATTTCCGCACTGGAATCGGACAAGGTCAAGCTTTCCGGCGAGATCGGCTCCCTGCAGGCCGATTTGTCGGATGCAAACAAGGCCCTTGCGGATGAACGCGACAGGCTCGGCAAGGAACTGGACGCGGAACGCAATAACATCGCCATGCTGACCGAGCAACTGGCCGAAGCCACGAAGCCCCCCGCCCAGACGCAAGAATCCCTGAAAATGGACGGCGACAGCGGCAAATCGAAATGAGCCCGTCGCCATTCGAAGAACACCGGGACGCGCTTTACGAAGAAGTGGATGCGGAGTTCGCCGAACCGCTGCGCATCTTCTTCCTCGAAAAGGGGCAGACGATTTTGGGGCGCAAACCAGCCGACATTAATGCCGTCCTGCGAACGGCGGGCCGCGATGCGTTTCAACCCGATGGCGGCAACAATGCCGATTGGAATATCAAGCTTGCCGCCGGCAAGGCGACACTGGCGATTGACCGCGCCGCGTATCCGGACCTTGAACTCGCCAAAGGCTTTCGCGTCTGCGCGCTTTCCCGCAAGGGCCAGCCGATGTTCGAGGTGCAATTCGTGGATGCCCGCTCACACCGGCGCCTCTATGCAATTTTGGGCGAATCCGCGTCGGCGAAACCAAAGGATGTCTGATCATGAGTCTTGCCCGCATCGCACTGCGCACTACTGCGGTCGAGGCGCTCAAGGGCCGCACCCGCGCCTTGAAGAATGTGTTGGACAGCGAAATCGGCATTATCGACAGCGATAGTGGCGGCACTGTTACCATAGAATCCGACCAGTATTTCATCGCGATCTATACCGATGCCGGGAAAATACAGGTGGGCGACAATGAATTGCGCGCTTTGCTGTTAAACGGGCGAACGGAAATCATGTTCGAAACAGGGGTAACGGCCAGCATGGGCGTTCCCGATCCGGACTCTGGTGAGAACAGGCTTCCTGAAATTGGCATTCCCGACACTGACGGCAACTTTGAATTCACGCTCGATCTGATTTCGCGGGAAATCGTGCAGGCGCTGACTGATCCGGACAATGCCTGGGGGCAGCTATTCCTTAGCTTCATCTACCGCACCGTTTCGACAGAGCGCACCCGCGTCGGCAATATTGCTGATGGTATTCGCCTTGCAGCCCATCAAACGAAAATCATCGTCGACCTGATCGATGACCCGGAACCCAGATGTCCGCTCGATCCCGAAGCACCATTCGCGCGCTTTATTGCCCTTGCGCTGGCAAGCGAGGATGAAAGCTTGCAAAAGAAGGCCACCTTCATGGAGGCCATCATCACCGGAAACCGCGAGCCGTGGGAAAGACTGCAGCAAGTGCACGGGATGACTGCGCAGGAACTGCTTGCGCTGGGGCTTGGTCCGCATGCGTCGGACGCGGATCGGGCAACACCGGCATGGACCGGCAGCACAATCGAAATTGATGGCCTGTCACCAACAGCAGAGGTGCCATGATGTATCGCGACCTGCTCGCCATGAAGATCGACATAGAGATGCTGAAGACTGCCTTCGGCAAATCCCTGAAAGTCGGGCCCATCGAACAGGTCGATGCGAAGAAGGGCTACCGGATCAAACTTGGCGAGGACGAAAACGGCGAGCCGTTTCTGTCGCCATGGTACCCGCATCCAGAATCGGGCGGCGCAACCAGTACATGGGCCCCGCTATCGAAGGGCCAGATTGTCGGGATGATCAATCCGACCGGCGATGCTCGGCAAGGTATTTTGCTGCGCGGCGGCTTTTCCGACGTCAACCAGCCGCCGAGTGCTGATCTGCTCGCCAGCGTACTGAAGGCATTCGGCGTCACGGTGACCGTCAAGGACGGAACTGTAACAATCGACGGCAATCTTGTCGTCAAAGGCAACGTCGACTTCAAGGGCGGCCACGTCAAGCACAATGAAGCCAATATCGGCGACACGCACATTCATGGCGGCGTCGATCGTGGCGGCGCGACAACCGACGAACCTGCGAACTGAAAGAACCCATCATGAGCAAGAATACCTATCGCGTCCGGCCCGGCGTGGGCTGGGTGAACGGCGCACGTGTGCCAAGTGCCGGCAAGGTGTCCCTAACGGCGTCGGAAGCCCGGTTTGATCTCGACCATGGGCGGATCGAGCCGGTTGCCCCCAAGCCCAGGCCGACAGAACGCGGCGAGGCCGAAAACGATGGTGGGAATTAGCCGCTTCACTGGCCTGCCAATCTCCAATCTGGAATCGGCCTACCAGTCCGTGGAAGTGATCCTCATGCGCCGCATCGGTTCGCTTGTCGGGCGTCGCGAATTCGGGGCCGGCATCGTCGAATTGCTGGGCCGTAAGATGACCCCGCACCTGTTTGCTGCCTTCCAATCGCTTATTGCCACGGCGATTGACCTTTGGGAGCCGCGCTTTCTGGTCCGTCGCATCATCGTGACCGGCACCGTTGACCAGATACGTTTGGGACATGCAGGTTTCCAGATTTTGGTGGACTACCGTCCTCGTGGTCACCTGGGCGATATGACCGTCGAGCGCGTCCTCACCTTCGGGCTTGGCATTTTCTCCGGCACTGTCGTGGTGAAACCGCTATGAGCACTTTCGATTTTTCCACCTTGCCACCGCCAGAGGTGATCAAGTCCTTCTATTACGAAACCATTCTGGCTGATCGGATGGCCGATCTCCGTCAGCGCCTGTTGGCGACTGGCATTGATTATGATGTGGGCCACCTTGAAACCGATATTCTGAAAGTGGTGCACCTCGCTGACAGCATGCGCGAGGTAACCTTGCGCACTGCAATAAACGATGCCGCGATGGCAAATCTGCTTGCTTTCGCGCGTGGCGGCGATCTTGAGCACCTAGCATTCTTCTATGATGTCGAGCGGCTGGACGGCGAGACCGACGACGCGCTGCGCGATCGCACAGTGCTTGCAATCAAGGCGCGCTCGCCCGGCGGTTCGGAATGGTGGTATGCGGCTGCGGCCAAGCGCGCAGATGTGCGTATTCGCAGCGTCAAGGTCTATCGGGAAACGTTCTGGCCGATCATTCATATTGCGGTTTTATCGAGCGAGAACGGCGGCATCCCGGATCAGCGCATGCTGGACGCGGTAACTGCCGAAATCATGAGTGACCGGGTCCGGCTCCTCAATGATACGATTGTCATCGAGCCTGCGGTCGCATCCGGCACGGATATTGAAGCCGATATCTGGCTGCTGCCCGATGCGGCTTTTGGTTTGATGGATGTTCTGCCGGAAATCTTGAGACAGGCTTGGCAAGCCGAAGCCGCGATAGGCTTCGATCTTGAGCCTTCATGGATTGATGCACGCCTGCATGTCGCTGGCGTGAAGCGAGTTCGCCTTCGCAGCCCATCGGCGCCAGTCATCGCATCCGAAGGGGTCGCCCTGACGCCCGGTTCAATCAAGCTCAACTATATGGGACGCGACTTTTAATGGAACGGCAGCACCTCCTCGGCGACGATGCAGCGCCCACGCCGTTGGAGCGCGTCCTGTCGGAATCCCTCGACAAGCTCCCGTCATTGATGCCGGGCGTGGAATCGCTGCGGGGTTTCAAGTTCAATCCGCCCGATCAGATCGTGCCCTATCTGGTCGCTGAGTATGGGCTGAATGAAATTGCGGATTATCTGCCCGACCTTCGTGCCGTTCTGCGTGAAGGCGTCAGCTGGCAACGCCTCATCGGTACGCCTGCTGCCGTGCATAAGGCGCTGCGGTGGATCAACCATGATGGTGACATTGAGGAATTCCCGGCCAGGAAGCGCAAATGGTGGTGGTTTCAGGTTCACTTGCCGTTTGAAGTGAGAAACACCGATTTCGTCAGGCCGATGACGCAGCTCGTCAAGGCTTCGAAGCCGCTGCGCTCCGAGTTCGCCCGCGTCACAGCCGGTTGGGATGTCCGCGCTTTCCAGTTGAACAAGCACCGGCTCAATGGCGATGCCTTCCTCAATAACTGGTCCGGCGTCCGTCGCTCGCCGGATGAGCCGGTGCTGTCGCTGCGGGTGTCCCGTAACGAAGCGGTCATCGCACCCACGGGTGGCAAGTTCGAGATCGTTGAAGCAAACACGGTCCATTACCATCGGTCGGTGGTTTCAGGAATACCGGTAACGAACCCCGTTTACCGGCTGGCCGCGGCTGCAGCGAGCCACACAAATTACCAGAACCCGGCAACGGTCGCATTTCAGAATGCGCCGTTCACCAATCTCAGATTTGGCGCACCCGTTCCTCGCGTCCAGACAGGATCAGAATAATGGCTGTTTTTACAATCGGTGGACGCGTCATTCTGGCGCAAGCTCTGCTCCTTACCGAAATGTTCCTGGCGGTTGGTACCGGCGATCCGGACTGGGACAGCGCGCCACCGCCGTCCACACCAGAAGAAGAGCAACAGCAATATACACAATTGGCGGCATTAACCGACCTGACGGCTCTTGTTGGCCTGACACGCACCCGCGACAAGTTTTTTGTCAAGCCCGATGCTGCCGGAACAATCCCGATGTCGGATGGAGCGCTGTATTCGCGAACCGACGAGCCAACGCCTTACATCTATGTCAGGTTTCAGCTGGACCTCAGCGATGCTTCAGGCACCACCCTGCGTGAGCATGGCATATTCATTGGCACAACGCTGGCTCCGGACGTTCTTCCTGGCCAAATGTATATCCCGTCGGAAAAGGTCGTTTCGTTCGGCCAGATGGTTCAGGTCGACCGGTTTCCGCCTATCGTGCGTGATGGATCAATCTCGCAAGTTTTCAGCACCATTGTGACGATGTGAGGAAACTATGGCCAGCATCATCAAGCGCGATGGCTATGGAAGCCGTTATGACCGCTCCCAGAAGCGTCATGCGATCGCTTTCCCCGACCGCACACTTTATCTTCAGTCGAAAGACCTGAATGAAATTCAGGATATCTCGCTCGACCATACCCGCCGCGTGGCCGAATATATCCTTCAGGACGGTCGTATCGTTGACGGCACCGATCCCATTGTCACGGTTCCCGCAGGCGATGCAGGCCCCGATGAGGATCATATCCGTGTGCAGATACCGGCATGCGCCATCTATCTCGGCGGGATTGTGCACGATGTTGCCGCAGCTGATTTCATCCTGCCGAACAAGGGCGATATCGTTATCGGCGTTCGCCATTCCGACCGGCTTGTAACGGATATCGAGGACGCCGCTCTAAAGGGCGATATCGACGGCACGGAAGCCTATGCCGAAGACGGCCCGGCGCGCATCGAAATCACAGTGAGGTGGGGGCACTCGCTCGATAGCGATCCGGAGCCGGTGCTTTCCGTGTTCCAGGTGCGTGACGGCGTCATCCTGACGACTTCGACCAATGTCGATTATTCCGAAATCTACAAGGCGATGGAAACCGTCACGCGCGAAAGCAACGGCTCTTTCGTCAATGCCGGATTTCTGGTCACGGAACTTGGTCCGAACGCCGAAGGCAAGCAGGCATTTTCTGTTTCGGAAGGCACCGCCTATGTGAACGGCCGCCGCGTCGTTCGACGCCAGTCCTTCCGCTTTGAAGTGGAAGAAAATCCCGATCTGCGCGACGTCGATGCCGAGCCGCATCCCTTCACTGCCGAGACAGGCGGAACGCAAGCGTTCGCGGTGTCAAAATCGCCGATAGCCGAGGTGCGTCGTGTAACAGTTGAAAAGGAAACGACTGATACGATTGTTCATGGCCCTTATGCCGGTGTGACCGATCCGCTGCCGCATTCGTCGGTAACGGCCATTCTCGAAATCAAGGCGGGCGCTACCGTCTATACCACGCCTGCCGACTGGCTGCTTTCGCAGGGGCAGATTGATTGGTCGCCTTCCGGCAAGGAACCGGCGCCGGGCAGTTCCTATTCGGTCAAGTACCGTTACAACGAGAATATCCAGCCCGACAATGTTGGGCGCGATACCATTACAGTCACGGGTGCCGCCAATGACACGAATGTCCTGTTCGATTATCGCTACAAGCTGCCGCGCATCGATGTGATCGCGGTCGATCCTTCAGGTGGCATGGTGTATCTGACTGGCGTCTCGGCGGTTTCGCGTCCCCGCCCGCCAGAAGTGCCCTCCGACCGGCTGGAGCTGGCGCGCATATATAATGACTGGGGGCGTGCGCCGCGCGTCGAGATCACACAAGTGCGCAATTTCACCTATGATCGCATCACGCGTCTGGAGAAGATGTTGATCGACGTCTACGATCTGGTGGCGCAAGAGCGGCTGAAGAATGATATTTCTTCGCGCGAGGTCGCTGCCAAGCGCGGGTTGTTTGTCGATCCGTTCATTGACGACGACTTGCGCGATCAGGGCATAGCGCAGACGGCGGCTATCGTTGGCGGCAAGCTTCGCCTGCCTATCAAGCCAACGCTGCATGAGTTCCCGGCCTTCATGGAAATCCATCATCTGGATTACAGCGAGGTGGTTGTCATCCGCCAGAATCGCCGCAGTGGCTCGATGAAGATCAACCCATACCAGACCTTCACTCCCATGCCGGGCCGCGCCAGCGTTGAGCCGTCAACCGACTTCTGGACGGAGAAGCGCACCACATGGACGTCGCCGGAAACGCAAGCCTTTGAAGCGTCTGACGGCGAATACATCACGGGGATTTCGCTTGAACAGCAGGTGGAAAAGGTCCGCGAGACGATCATATCTGCCGAGTTTATCCGCCCGCGCAATGTCAAGTTCCGCCTGGAAGGTTTCATTGAGAACGAAGCGCTGTCCAAGGTCTGGTTTGACGATATCGAAGTCGCCTTTAGCGTCTCCGGCCCGGCTGATGCGGATGGGGTGATGACCGGCGAATTCACCATCCCTGCCAATGTTCCGGCAGGCTCGAAATCTGTCTTCTTTGAAGGCAGCGTCGGGACGGATGCAGGCTGCACCTATATCGGGCGTGGCGAAATTACGGTAGAGGAATACCGCCTGACCAGTTCGCTGGAAACTTCCACCGAAAGCATGCCGCAGCCGATCATCAACAACACCGTCATCAACAACGTGACAGACGTCACCAATGTGACGAACGTTACGCAGAATAATTCGACGCCGATCCGCAGAGAGGGCGGAAGTGACGGTGGTGGTGGGCATGACCCACTGGCACAGACATTCACGCTCGCGCAGTCGTGGTGTCTGGCTGGCATCCGGCTGATGTGCGCAAGGGTCGGTTCGGCCTCCAACTCCATTCTGGTGCAGATCAGGACAGTGGAGGTGGGCTTGCCGACTTCGGAAGTGATCGCGGAAGCCTTCGTGCCGGGCACGGCTCTGCGCGAAGGCGAGATATTCACGGCGCATTTCAAGTATCCGGTCTTCATTCCTGGTGGCCGCGAATTCGCGTTTGTCGTTCTGACCGACGATGGAGAGCATGAACTTTTCGTGGCCGCAATCGGCAAGATCGACCTGGACACGAGCGCCGTTATTACCGGCCAGCCTTTTACGGTCGGTGTGCTGCTGTCATCTTCGAACGCTTCGACCTGGACCGTGCACAATGAGGCCGACCTCTGGTTTGAACTGATTGGTTGTCAGTTTGAGCCAAAGGAAAAGATCGTGCCTATCGGTGCATTCACTCCGGCCCGGATGTCCGATGTGGTTATCCGGGCTGGCGTTGAATATCCCGATACATCCGTTGATGTTGTCATTCGGCTGACCCGGCCCAATGGCGAGGTTATCAACGCCGCGCCGCGACAGATTATCAGCTTCGACCAGTATATTCAGAACGAAACCATACAGGTCGCGGCGGTGCTGCGCGGAACCGAGCGTGTGACGCCGTTCGTGTTTCCGAACGTGCAGATCATTGACGGCGAATTGCAAACGACAGCAGACTACGTAACCCGCGCCGTGGACGCCACGGACGCAAACCGGGTGCTTGTCACGTTTGATGCAAAGCTGCCGGCCAATTCATCGGCACAGGTGCAAATCGGCATTCCGGGTAATTACGAGTCGGTCAGCGTGTCGGGCGCAACTCCGCTCGGTGACGGCCTTGTCGAGCAGTCCTTCACCCGCTCTGACTATCCAGCGGCCAACCTTGATGCGCGCACGCGCATAGTTCTGACCGGGACGCCTGCGGCCCGGCCCGAAATCTCCAACCTTCGTATGCTGCTTTCAAAGGTGTGATAGATGGCACAGGACAAGACCTCGAACTACCAGTTCGCTTTGCCGAACCCTGTTGGCATCCAGATCGCCGAAATGCAGAAGGTCGCGGATAGCATCATCGCGATTGATGCAAAGCTGAAGGCGTCGGAGACGGCGCTTTCCACACATAGGCATTCCTTTGCGGAACTGACGGGAATGCCCACCACACTTGCGGGCTACGGCATTACCGATGCCATGACGGCAGATGAGATTGCGGAAGCCATCAGGGAAGCGATTTCAGGGCTGCTCGGCGGTGCGACTCCTGAAGCTCTGGATACGTTGACAGAGATAGCCAACGCACTGGGAAACAATCCTGATTTTGCGGCGACGGTTAGCGCCGCTCTGGGCTTGCGTGTCCGCGTCGATGCCCCGACTGCGTTTTCTGCGGCGCAGAAGGTGCAGGGCCGAGCGAACATTGATGCACTCGGCATCGTAGACAAGGGCAAGGCGAACGGGGTCGCCAGCCTTGACGGCACAGGCAAGGTGCCGTCCGCGCAGTTACCAGCCATGGACTATCTGCCTATTGGCGGTGGCACCGTTGCTGGCAACCTGATAATCGCCCACCCCTCTGACGCTGCGAACTTGTATTTGCGGGCGACGGAGACCAATCGGCATATCTTTTTTCAAGACAGAGCCGGGGCGAACCAAGGACTACTTCTACAGGTTGCCGCATCAAATAACATGGTATGGCGGGCCTACGCCCTTGGGAACCCTTCGTCGTACAAAGATATTACCCTTCGTGCTTCCGATGGCGCGCTTATTCTCAACCACTACGCCACGGACGCGAATGAAGCTACCAGCAAAACTTACGTCGATAAACGTTCCGACGGGGCGCGGGACGCTGCCATTGCAGCGGCGGCAAACGGGCGTGCTTACCCTCGAAAAGTTGGTGGCGGAAACCTCAACTTCAACTGGAGCGGCCAGCCCGGTCAGCCCACGTGGGTTTGGGGCGGCACGGGGGCTGACGGCGACGCCGGCAATATGTTCGTTTGGAACCCGGCCAATTTCAACGTTAATGCGGTTGGCGGCTGGAACATTCAGGCCATTCTTAACCAGATCGAGAGTCGTGCCGCTGCGTTCGCTGATGATCGGGCCAACCGAAAGGCCCGGAAATGCGCGGGTTGGGATCAGTGGAACTTCACCTCTCACGATCAGCGAGCACAGAACGGGACAGGCGAGAATATCTACTACACCGCTAGGATTACCGGAACATACGCCAATACCGTTCAACTCCAGGTAAGCCCTAATAACGTCGATTTCTGGACTGTTGGAACGACCACAGCGGCAGGTAACAGCACCAACCTTGAATATACGTCTGGATGCCTCCCTCCGGGCTGGTGGATGCGGCTTATCCGTGGCTCCGGCGACTACAACGCAAACGTTATCCTGATTTGGTGAAGCCATGGCAGAGAAACTTTATTCGACTTTCTGGATATACTCGGAGAGCATGGGCGTGTTCGGGCGGCTCTGTGCTGCCGAGGATGCCTTGGTCGATTTGGAACCAGACGCCCGCCTGATCCCCGATAAACCGGACGGCGATTGCCATTTTGATCCTGCGTTGAATGAATGGGTTCCCAATCCCGCCATTGAACCGACGCCAGAAGAAAAACGGGCGATGATGCCCAAGCTTGAAAAATGGCGCGTTGACACGGTTATCGATCTTGAAACGGGTCTACGTGACAAGATCAACGCGGCAATTGCAAAGTGGCCTGATCCCAAACGGACCATCGCCAAAAACAAGCTTGCAAGCGTCACGATATTTGACCGCCTCGACCCGCTCTTTGATGAGCTAGGTGCTGAACCGGAGGTCGGCAAGACGCCGGACGACATTGACATTATGTGGACGGCTGGCGCAGCCCTGCCGCCTGCACTGGCGTAATCGAAGTCTGACAGATGAAAAGGTTGATTCGGTTTGGGAGCAATTCGCGCAGGTATAGGCAGATTTAAAAAAAAGCGCTCCGGCCTTACTTGAGGGGTGTCATCGCGTAAAACCGGAGCGGCGCACCCGCAACAGGAGATGATGTTGGCTCTGGTGCGCGAACCGCACGCTAGCATGGTTTTTCCAAAAAGGAACCCCGGCCCCCTCAGTTTCGCGACGGGTGGAGCCGGGGCGTGTGTATCGGGGGGTGCCCACCCCGACGCACTCTCAAAAAATAACACGGTGGCAAGAAATTGGAACCCCGGCGTGTCTCCCCAGAACAGCCGGGGCCGCGCAAACTTCGCACACGGCCTGAGCAGTGCGATTGCGCATCCTGAATATACGGAAGATATTCGAAACAGAAAAGCCCCGGACCAGGAGGGACCCAATTCCGGGGCTTACGCACCGAGTTGGGTAAGCGGGGGGCTTAAACGGTGCGCATCCGTTTACTATGCCACCATGGTCATGGAGTGAAGCCCATCGGTCGTAACAAAATATTGCAGCCGTACATTTGCAAAACCCCGGTGCCCAAGAGGCGCCGGGGCCGCTCAAGTCATCCAGTCACGTCAAAAGATTGGCCTGAGCCTGATATTAGCTATGTCATGTTCAACAAAAGAAAAGCCCCGGCGTCGTGTCGCGATACACCGGGGCCATGTGCAGCGATAGGGTTAGCGCGGGGGGACGGCTAAATCGGTGCACAAGGGGGATATAACGGCATCAAGTGGAAAAGAAAACCCCGGACAGGCGTGGGCAAGCTGCTGAACCGGGGTTGCGCCTTGACGGGCATGCAGGTTGTCTCAGCGCATCGGCAGTATACAAATATCGGTGAGTAAGAAAACCCCGCCAGAGCGCAGACATGATTTATCTCATTGCAGAACCAAGCGACACTAAACTGCGCTTGGGCTGCTTGTATGACTGGAAGGAAATATGTGGTGCGATATGCGAAACGTGCCCTCTATTCTTTACCAATGATAAGGATAAGAAGGCCAAGTAATCCTAATCCGCCCAAAGCTATTGCCAAGAGCACGGTTGCAATGCTGATCCAATCCACGGTGTGCTCTTCAGCCCCCAAACTAATTTCTTTTCTAACAGGCGACTAAATATCTGTTTGAACAAATATCCCGATTATCTGCTTAATGGAGCGCATCTAACTAAAAACCGATGCCGCGCTCTGCGGCTAGGTGCGCGGACCAAGCAACAACGCGCAATAGTTTATACGCCAGCCTCATTTCGCGGTAAAGGTGAAAAAGAAACCCCAACCTTAGGGCTTAATGGAGCGCATCAATCCGAAGGTCGGGGCCGCATGACGGTAGGGTGAACGATAAATCGTTCCGGCATGCCGCGAAATAATATCATGGATCGACAAACAAGAAAGCCCCGGCACGTCTCCCAACGTCACGGGGCTGCTCACAAAAGGCCACAGGGTTTTCAAGACCCCAGCGAGCCAGAATTATTTATCGCAGCTTCTGTCAAAAGAAAAGGCCTTGGTTGTCCATGCCTCGAAGCTGTCAATCAAACAAAAAGGAAGCCAGGCTGCTATGTCGCTTTCTCTGGCCTGTCGAAACTCAACCGTTCGCCTTGGCCCACTCCCGGAGGATTGCGAGTGACTTCGGACCGAGATTGACGATCGTGTCCGGGTCCAATCGGAGAAATTCATCTGGCGTCGGTTCCCATTGGTCTGGAACGAGCCAATTGCCGCGCGTTTCCCGCCACAGGGCTTTGCGTATCCTAGTGTGGATTGCCCTGCAGTGACAGAATGATCGAAGGTCTCTTGCCATTCGCAACACCAACTAAAAAATGCCCCGGCATCGACGCAGGAATATGCCGGGGCAACCACGTCTAACAGGAGGTGACTACGCCCTGACTGACATGCACCCGTTATATATCATGAGTCGCACAGTAGAAAACCCCGCCGCTCTTCCCGGATCGGCGGGGCTGTGCAATGCAATTGGGAAGCGTCTCCATAGGCATTGCACGGCAGTGATATAGGGTGGGGTCAGGCAAAAAGGAAACCCGCCAGAACACTGTCTGTTCAACGTCTTTGCCTGCCTTCATACCGGATTACGGTCAGGCGTTTGTGCGGACCTGAAACAAGCCAATATAACGTCAGCTGTGAAGGCATCTTGCCGAAAGCACATCTTCTGCGTAATATACAGCTCTCGAAGAACCGATCCAACTCCCGCCCCTGACAGTGTCAGGGGCGTTTTTGTTTTCAACAGTCACCAAAGCCCGGCCATCGCGCCGGGCTTTTTCATTTCCAACAGCCTGCCCGCAGAACGGGCGACACAGACAGGAGACCAACCGATGTCGGCACCGACTTTCGGCATGACTTTTACACGTCCAAATGATGAGCCGTTGCCGGTAATCGGCGCGGATTTCTCGAAAATTCTACTCATCGAAACATCCGAAGATGCTTCGGCATCATCGTATCCTATCGGCGACCCGGTTCGCATCTCGACAAGCGATCCCGCTGCGGTTGCGGATTTGGGGACGGGTTATCTTGCCGACGCGGTCAAGGGTATCAATGCGCAGGTAGCACGCTTGAACTCTGGCGCTGACGTAACCGTGGTCCGCGTGACTGAGGGCGCCACTCCGGCGGTAACAGCCGCAGCGATTGCCGAAGCCCTCGACAATGTCGGACATATTCCATCAGCGGTGAACGCAACCCCGCGTATCGTCTGGGCCGGCCGCACCGCCTGGCGTCCGGATGAGAGCACGGTCAACCCTGTCGTTGCCGCCTTGCCCGCAGCTTGTGAACGGCTGCTGGCAGTTGCCCCGGTCGATGTGGATGACACCAGCAAGGAAGCAGCCATCTCGGCCCGCGAGACGATGAACTCGCAGCGCCTTATGCCAATCGGCGTTGCTGCCCGTGTGTTTGAAGGCACCGAACTGGTAACCCGCCCGATGGGGCCGCGCATTGCCGGTCTTTTCGCTGCTGTCGACAATGCCCACAGGGGGCGACCATTCGACCCGATTGCCAACCAGCCTATTCAGGGGCTGGCCGGGCTTTCCCGCAACATCCCATTTTCTCTATTCGACGGTTCGTCGGAAGGACAAATGCTGCTCGAAAGCAATGTCTCCATCGTGGCCCGTGGCGAAACCGGGGTGGATGGGGCGATTGCTGATGGCGGTTTCGTTTTCATCGGTACGGACAACACCGATGCGGGCGAACTCTGGAAGCAAATCCATCAGGTTCGCGGTGCCGATTATCTGACCGTGAAGATGGCGCAAATCACCCGGCAGTTCCTTGGCCCAAAAATCACGGCGGATTCGGCGGAAGCGTGGCTGAACTCGCAGAAGTTCATGCTGCGCGATCACAAGATCGATGACGACATTCTCGGCTTCGACGTGCGGTTTATCCCGGATAAGAACAGCCCGGAGAAAATTCGCCTCGGTCATCTCACCGTCAATATCGGGATCGAGCCGGCGCCATCCTTCAAGGTCGCAAACCATGAAGTGAGCCGCTACCGGCCTGCGGTCGAAGGTCTGGTCGCCGAGATCGTCGCCCGCCTCAATTCGCTCGCCTGACCTTCATCCAGTCTCGAATTCCGAAAGGGAATCTCATGCAAACGCTTTACCAGATGGTGGCGGTCGATGTTCGCCGCGCCGAAGAAGCCGGTTCCTCCCGCGCCAATCTTGTCTCCAAGCTCACTATTCCGTCACTGAAATTCATTACTTCGACCCACAATCCGGGCGGCGGTGTTATGAGCGTCGACTTCTCCCAGCCCCGCATTGAAGCGCCGGAACCGGCCATGGAGGTCAAGGGATTCGATACGGATATCTTCCGTGACCTTGGCGAAGTCAGTCGATGGATTTTCGCAGGTGCTGTGAAGGACAAGAAAACCGGCAAGCTCGTCCCGTCCCGCGCCATCATCGAGGGCGCAATCACCGAATGGACGCCGGACGAAGGTTCGCCCGAAGACTTCATGGGCTGCAACCATCTCTTCAAGGAAGTGACCCACTACGAATTCACCCTCAACGGTGAAGAGCTTTTCTACGTCGATTTCTGGGAACGCATCCTGCGCACCGGCGGCGTTGATCGCTTCTCTGATGTCCGCCGCGCACTCGGCGCATAAACATTCAATCACATACTGTTGGTGTTTCCATGGAAAATGAACTGACCATCCCGCATAAGCTGCTTGTCCCGATCAACGATGAGAACGGCGGCAAGATAACCGAACTTGCCTTCACCGAACCCGATGTCGGCCAGATGATCGATGTAGAGGAGACCTCGCATAGAGAGGTCGAGCGCACCATGCGTATGCTGGCGATGATGTGTGGCTTGCCGTTCCAGGTATTCCGAAAGATCAAGGGGCGCGATATCGCCCAAATCGTCGCCAAGACCGAAAGTATCCTGGGAAACGTGAAATAGGACGCGGCTCCGGCTGGCGGGATCTTGCTATCCTTATTTCACACCTCACTTCCACCCCCCGCAATATCGTCGACCGCTACCCCTGCTCATACGCAATCCGTGAGCGGGATGCGGCTCTTCGGGTCATGAAGGCTATTGGAAATGTCCGTCATTGAAAGCAAACTCATCGTCAGCTTGTTCGACAAGGTGACGGGGCCTGCTCGCGGGCTGTTTGGCACTATGAACCGTTTGCGGGGGGCTGCGGACAATTTCGCCGCCTCCCAACGCCAGCTTGCCGCTCCTGTCACCGGAACTCTCGGCAGGATTGCGGCTATAGGGGCCACCTATCTCAGTCTTGATCACGGGATTCGAGGAACCGCTGGCGCTGCCATCGAGTTCGAATCTGCCTTTGCAGACGTGAAAAAGGTGGTCGAGGCGACCGACAGCCAGTTTTTAAACATGCGGAAATCGATCCTCCGCCTGTCCACGGCCATTCCCATCACAGCATCCGGTTTTGCGGCGATCTACGCCGCAGCCGGCCAATCCGGCATCGCGAATGAAGAACTGGAATCCTTTGCTGAAGCGACCGCGAAGGTTGCCACAGCGTGGGAAACGCCCGTCGATCAGACTGGCGAGGCGCTCGCCAAGATCAAGACCGCTCTTCGCCGCGATGTTAAGGACACAGTGCTATTGGCAGACGCCATCAATGAAATCGGCAACGTGTCGGCAGCAAATTCGCCTGACCTACTTGAATATACGAACCGTGTTGCCGCCTTTGCCGAAACTGCAGGCTTCTCTGCCGAGCAGGCACTGGCCTTCGGCGGCGCCATGATCGGCTCCGGGTTCGAACCGGAAGTCGCCGCCACCAGCTTCCGCAATCTGACCAAGCTCTGACAACAGGGGAGAACGCCACAAAACGGCAGCGCCTGGCATTCCAGCGTCTTGGCCTTGATGGCATCAAAGTCGCCAAGGGAATGCAGAAAAACGCGGTGAAAACCACCCTCAGTGTCCTTAACCGCATCAAGAAGTTGCCCGAATGGCAACAGATTTCGATCATGGAAGCCGTTTTCGGATCGGAAGCGCGCGCTCTTGCCCCGTTGTTGAAAAGTACCGAGGAAGTCGAGCGGCTCCTCAAGATGGTCGGTGACAAGGCAAACTATGCTGGCTCCTCCTTCAAGGAGTATGAAGCACGTGCTAAAACGACGGCGAACAGCCTGCAGCTCCTGCGCAATAATCTCGCAGCCATTGGCATTGAGATGGGCGACAGAATGTTGCCAGCCATCAATGAGGGCGCGGCTGGCATACTTGATCTCTTGAAATCGCTTGGGGACCGGGCCACCCCGATCGACCAGTTGTGGCAAGCCATCAAGGGCTTTAGCGCGGGTTTAGGCTATGACGGCAATCTGCGCCAGATGATCAATGATCTGGGCGACCTGTTGCTTGGCCCCGCCAATGGCGAGGAAGCCGCAGACAAGTTGGGCCGGATATTTGCTCGTTTCAGGGAGTTCGGCGCTTCTATTCGCGAATTCAACGACGCCATCAAGGGCAACCCACTGGCGCAGTTTTTCGGCGAGATCGTCAAGTATGGCGGCTATTTGATGCTCGCCAGCGTTGGGTTTGGCATGCTGGCCGGCACGATCCGCAAACTGGCTTCCGCTCTCTATTTTCTGTCGGGTGCGCGCGCCGCAGTCGGCACCCTTCGATCAGTTGTCAATCTGGGACGTAAGCTGACGCCGAACCGCCCGCCGTTATCCCCAGGCGCTTCTTCCGGGACACAGAATACCCCAAAGCCCGGAAAGCTCGGCGCCGGTTTCAAACCTGGCGAAACCGGACCATGGGGCCAGAACCCAAAGGCATCGGCATTGTCAGAGGGAACCAAGGTTGGGCCAACCGGGGTGAGTGGTCTCGGGCCACGCACCACGTCAGCCGCTCCATTCAGTTTCTCCAATCTCTGGAAGGGAGCTTTGAAGGGTGGATTAGCGAATGCGGTCGTTGAAATCCTCGGCAAGAAGATAATCACCGGCGAGTTGGATAACCTCAACAGGAAACTGTACACGCCCGGTGAGCGAATTCGGGCCGAAGCTTTCAGAAACAATCTCCCTGGACTATTCGACGGCCCCTCCTTCTTTGACAATCCGTTCGGTTCGAAGCCGACATTCAAGGAAAGTATGGGGATCGGCTGGAAGAAATACAGCCCGACCGGCTCATCCGAAGGGAAGCCGGAGCAGGTATCGCTTCTCGGCACACCCACCGTCGTGGCGCAACCGTCCGGTGTACAACAAGTGCAGGTCATGAACCCACCTCCTGCCCCGCAGGTGAATCTAAATCTGACAATTCATGCGCAGTCACCGGCAACGCCGGAGGAAATTGCGAACCTGGCCGCTGCCAAGGTTTCGCAATCCGTCCGCTCGGCCTTTGACGGTGCGCATGCCGACCTCGAATATGCGGTGTCCTGATGCTCTATATGCTTGGAACTCTCACGATCGATACGCGACCTTTCAGTATCGATGAAATGCAGCGTACAGCTTCAGCCGACATTGCATCGAAAGCCCTCATCGGCACCCTGCCGAGCAAGGAGTTTACCGGGGAAGGTGACGATGAAATCACTCTCTCCGGTCAGATTCTGCCGACGAAAATCGGCGGACTGGATGAACTGGAAATCGCACATGAGATGCGGCGCAATGGCGTTCGGTTCCCGTTGCAGCGGGGCGACGGTATGCGACTGGGATGGTTTGCAATAACCCGCGTAACCGAAACCCATTCTGACCTGACCCGTGGCGGAGTGGGATTTGTCGTCAAACACACTGTCGTCATGACCCGTGTGCAACCCGATGCAGGATCGGGCCAGCAGATAATTTCCGGTCTGCTTTCGCTGTTCGGCATTTCCTAAAGGACAATCAAATGCAAACAGTCACCGTCAAGGGCGAGGGCATCACCCTCGATCTCCTTTTGTGGCGCGCCTATGGCGTGCGGGGGCGCAGCCTGTTGGAGAGCGCGCTTTCCTTGAATGTCGATTTGGCCCGTCTAGGAACCGTAATTCCGATGGGAACCAAAATCATTCTGCCTGACCTGCCCCCGGTGGACTTGGGTCAATCCCGCGAAGTCGTTTCATTATTCGGATAAGCACCATGAACGATTATTGGAAAGTCATATGGAAAGTGCTCGTTGACGGCGTGGACATGACGTCAGGCATGCGCCCATACCTTATCGACATTGAGGTGACGGACAAGGAAGGCACGTCTTCAGATACATGTTCTCTGACCTTCGATGACAACGGCGGACAGATCGAATTGCCACGTGATGGCGCATTGATCGAAATATTCCTGCAGGGCGTTTCCATATTTAAAGGCACACTCGACAGCGTCCGCTCATCGGGTTCACGTGGCGGAGGGCGTACACTGCGGGTCACTGCCAAGGGATTTGATAGTCGCGGCAAGGTCAAGCAACCTCTCACCTTCCACAAGGATGATGCCACCTTGCAGGAATTTCTCGACGATGCTGCCAAGCGAGCCGGGCTCGCAAGCGTCAAACTGGACCCGCAATTCGCGAAAATCCATCGGGCTTATTGGACGGCAGACGGTGAAAGCTATATCCACATTGGCGAACGCATCGCGCGTGAACTCGGCGGCACCTTCAAGATCAGGGGCGACCAATCGGTCTTGGCGCGCCGCGGCGAAGGCAAAGCGGCCACAGGCGCTGCATTGCCGGTCATCATCGGCATAGTCGGTCAAAACATAATTTCGTGGGACATAGCCCCGTTCAAGGGGCGACATACCTTCACCAAGGCCAAGGTCCGGTATTTCGACCGCAAGGATGCAGCTTTCAAAAGCAAGGATGTGGAATTTGATCTCGACCGCGATTTACCGGAATCCACCAATGTCGTGCGCTCAATGGCGGCAGATGAGGACCAAGCCGAACAGATCGGCGAGGCTCGAAAGCGTGAGGCCGAGCGTGATGGCGGCGAAGGTAACGTGGAACTTGTCCTTACGGTCGAAGCCCAAGCCGAAGGAACCTTCAATCTGACCGGCGCGCGAGCAGGTGTGGATGGGCAGTATCGCATCGTTTCCGTTCGCCACAAGGCGGATAGATCAGGCGGCGCAACCACAAGCCTTGAGCTAAAACAACCCGGCGGTAGTGCCGGCAAAGACAACCGAAAAAAGAAGGCGAAACCATCTCCGGCAAAGGCCGACAATGAGTTCTCCGAAATGAGCGACGACCCGCTTGAGGATTGAACGTCGCCAGTTCCCCCATTCCAGCAGCCGCCCCTCCGGGCGGCTTTTTTCATGAAAGGAAAGACCATGGATAAAACCGTGCCAGCCAGCGCGGCGCTTCTGCTCGACTTCATTTATCGAACTGATGCAGGAAAAGCGCCGCCTCAATGCTATCAAGTGATCTTCGGAAATCGCCAGAAGCACCTGCCCCAGCCAATAACCCAGATGACACTGGGCGATCTGATCGATGCGCAGAAAAACTGGTCAAGCAAGGCGTGGGTCAAGAAGAATTGGGGCTATGGCACCGCATCGTCGGCGGCAGGCGCTGCGCAGTTCATGCGGGCAACACTTCAGGATCTTGCAAAAGAACTCGGACTGAAAGGAACGCAGATATTCAGCGCAGACCTTCAAGACCGGCTTGCATTCCATTTGTTGAAACGCCGGGGCTATGAGGATTTCATGGGTGGTAAAATCACCCGTACCGAATTTGGCAAGCGGCTGGCGCAGGAATGGGCTTCGCTGCCCGTTCTATCGGCCACGCGGGGTGCACATCGCGACCTTGTGCGCGGGCAAAGCTACTACAGCGGTGACGAACTCAACAAAGCACTTGTCGCCCCCGCGGAAGTGGAAGCCATCCTCGACAAGGTGAAGGCTGCGGGTACTATCACGGCATCACCGAAAGCTCTTCCTGCCGATATCGTACCGCAGGCATCAACCGGCTTCTGGGCCAACCTGTTCAAGTTCATCTCCTCATTTTTTGGAAAGGGCAAGTGATATGGATATCGCCCTGCTTGTTCCTGTCATTCGCCAGATTTTGCAGATCGTGGGCGGTTTCCTGATCGCTCGCGGATGGCTCGACGAAGGCGCAGCCGATGCGCTCATCGGCATCATCGTCAACGCCGTTGTTTTCGGCTGGTGGCTGATTGATCGACACCGGATCAACAAAAAGAACCGGGAATTGAAATGGAAGGCCGGGGAGGTCGACCATGCTTGAAGCCATCCTCGCTCTGATTGCAGCCTCAAATGGCTGGCTGGCCTATATCGCCTCGGCAATTGCCGGGGCGCTCAGGTGGTAAGACATGACGAATCCGACCCAGGATACGCGGGACAGGGTGATCCGCATGGAAGAGCGCCTAAAGACGCTTGAAGAAAAGTTCGATGAGCAGTCAAAAAAGATAGATGAAATGTACGACCTGCTCACAAAGGCAAAGGGGGCGAAGCTGACTATCATTGTTCTCGCCGCTATTGTCGGAGGCATCTTCACAAAGGCTGTGCCAATCATCGGTCAGATATGGCAAAAATAAAACCCCATCGTTGAAATCGGCGGAGTCCTCTTAGGTATAAGAGGCTTCCCTGTAGCTATTCACCGTGACAGAACGAGATTGTAGTGCCTCCGGCTGTTTACATATTATGGGTTGCAATTCCTTCTTATGTCTCATAATGAAACAATAAAAAATCTGGGGCGCGAGAATGTTGATTAATGGGCGGGAGACAGAGGCGTCATCTTCTGAGTACTCGTTGGATTTTGATATCCAGGAGTTTTGTCATCTTTGCTATCTGCTTAGCAGCGAAACGCGTGCAAAATTAATCTTTGCATTGGCAAAAAGGGAAATGAAGGTTGGTGATCTGTCCGCTTTAGTGTCCATGTCATCGTCCGCTGTATCCCAACACCTCAAACTTTTACGGGAGGTATCGGCTGTAGAGACCCGACGCGAACGCCAAGAAATTTATTACAGATTGATATCCGGACCATTGAAGGTCCTTTTAGAACGTTTAAATATTGTGACACTGGAGACTTGAGGATTCAATCTTTTGTGATTCCCCTTCCGTCTCTTGGCTACGCAATTGCGCCGCAATCACTGAATGAAGCATGTACCGGGCCATTCAGAACAATCCCTGTACCCGCAAGCGGTACGGGAGAGGGCTACCAATGTCAAAACAATCAAACGTCTCTTGTCATCCCTTTAGTCCTACGGCTCCGCATTATCTACAACACAATACCGCAGGTCTCAGCCCTGTTCTATATCCCCTTGAAATCGAGTAAAAGGCCCCGGCACGGAAAAGGAAAATGCCGGGGCAGTCAGGTGGCCTCATCAAGCGGAATGAGGAACTCATATACCGCCCGATATGCAATTTTCGTATAGCATGAATCGCCCAATAGAGAACCCTGCGAGAGCAAGTGGATTATGACGAAATCGTGACAATCTGTCACCTTCGATAGCTGACCTGTCTTACCTAATAAATTGGGGTAAGGAGGCTATTAGGATGAGAATCAGCCATCTTTTTCACACGTTGGATTTCTGGCGGGCTCATCTGGCCGTCAACCGTGAGCCAGCGTGGGAGAACGTATTACCGTTGTTCTTCTTTCATCGGGACGGTGTGCTTGCAATCCAGAGACTGGCACGTGACTGGACGAGGCTTTACGGGCTTCGGAAAATCGACGTGTTCCAAGGGAATATCATCCGCGAGAAGTGGTCGAACCGGCGTATAGACGAGCTTCTCGATCACATGCAAAACGCCAGCGATACACGTTCAGGCGGAAGATGCGTGCGAACGGAGGAAGCGCCCCGTTATCTAAAAGGAAGCCTTGTTGTGGTTCGTACGCAAGGAACAGAAATCCTCATCGACGGGCGTCGTCGCGCAAACGTCTGGTGCAGCAGGCCGGGCGAATACGACGTTTGGATTATCGCAGTAGAGCCGCTTCCCTCGCTTTTCCTGAAGTTATGGAAAGCTGATGACGCACGTGTCGGTAAGACATCTTTCGACGAGTCCCATTAACTTCAAGATATTGCGTCTACCCTAGGATACGTGACACTATCCCTCCTCTGTTGCCTCATATTTGGCCAAAAGAGCCATTTAAAAATGTGCATCGACAATAGGTACCATTTTCAAAATAAAAGAACCCGGCAGCGATGCTGCCGGGTTCTTTTTGAACAATCCCAGAGGGATTAGAACGAGCGCTGGAAGCGAACCATGCCCTGGAAAGCATCTTCTCCATCAAGCGATGTATTCTTGTCTTCCCACTTGGTGTAGGAAACTTCCGGGGTGATCGTGAAGCCAGGAACCAGTTCGTATGCAACGTTTGCGGTCGCTGCGAAGGTTTCCGAATCTTCGTAAGCGAGCTGCAGGTTGAAGGTAGCCTTTTCGGTTGCCTTGAATGCAGCACCACCCCAGACAGCCCAATCGCCACCCCACGTGCCGTAGAACGAGTCGATTACGCGGTAGGAGTAACCATCGCCGTCAACTGCATAGGTGTCGTCGTTGGACTTGTAACCGCCCTGTACCCAGACCGAGAAACGATCAGTGATATTCACGTCAGCGCGAACCTTACCAGCCCACTCTTCGAGGCGGGCATCGTAAGCTGCCACACCGACGATAGAGCCCCAGCCACCAGCGTATTTCAGACCACCGACGACATGCGGCATGTAGTCCTTGATAGTAACGTCAGCGTCAGAATCGCCATTGCCGCCTTCTTCGAACGACAGGATGGCTGAGAACCCGTTACCACCGGTGAAGGTGTAGCTGACGAGGTTGGTACGATAACCACCGCCAAGGATCACATCATCGTTGATGACATTACCGTAGTAGCCCGGGAAGGTTACGAAAGCTGATTCATCAAGACCGACACGGAAACCGCCGAGCTGGATGTAAGCATAACGCAGCGAGCTGTTTTCGTTAGACGAACCGTAATGCTCTTCCTCGCCGTCGCCACCGCCAGTCCAGTTGTAACGCAGTTCGGTGAAGGTCTTCAGGGTACCGAGTTCAGTTTCCGAAGCAGTCGAGAAGCGGAGCGTTGCACGGGCCTGCTTATCCCATGTGTCGCGGTCCAAATCACCACGGGTACGGGCATATACGTTATCGCCACCAGCGGCATCGTAACGAACATAACCATGAACACGCAGGCAAGTTTCGGTGCCTGGGATATAGAAGTAGCCGGCGCCGTAAGCATCGCAGACGCGGACATATTCAACGGCTTCTGGCTCTGGCGCGATAATTGCGTCGGCAGCCTGAGCACCGGAAACTGCAACCAATGCTGCAGCGGAGCCGAGAAGAAGGCTCTTAATGTTCATTTTCTGACCTCCAAGATCAAAGCTTTTCTCCGAGCCCCTTAAAGCGCCCGATTCAACGTCTTAGGAATAATCTTGAATCATCCCTGCCCGCAACCAAGTTTCGCGCCCGGAAAAATTTCGCTCAGTCGTGTGTTGCACTTTTAACACAAAATCGCCGCAGTTCGCCAAATTTGAGCCCTGAGAAGCTGAGTTATTGACAATAGGTTAACGGAAAGACTGCCTTCACGCTGCCGCATGGCGGTCTGGCAATACGATTTTTATTCTGCTTAAAGGTGATCTCTTGATCTTTATGGAACGTTCCGCCGGATTTGGAGAATTGCCTCTATGGGTGCATCAGCAATCAATCTATCCCAATTAGTTGAACGCTACGGCAATCAGCTTTGGCAAGGTGGGCAGCATAAGGCAACGGCAATGGGATATTTGTACGAGATCGCCGAGATCAAAAAGACTCCGTTTACCGTTTTTCGTTCTACTGATTTTGACGAGATTATCGCCGAGTTAAAAAAAAGAGAAAATAAGAACTCAACGATTAACCGTAAGATTTTTGCTCTAACAAAGTTACTGCGAGCCGCCGTCGAGGACGACGTTATCCCTAATGTCCCTGTCTTCAAGCGCCTGCAGGAGAATACATCATTACGGTATCTTTCAGTTTCAGAAGAGAAAAAACTAATTGAGGCAATAGCAGAAAAATCTGAAAGCTTTGCTGCATTAACTTCTTTTCTTCTGGACACGGGGATGACGCTTGGGGAAGCCATAGCTCTGAGATGGGAGAGTATCGTTGCTGGTGAAGTTCGCGTCGTCGAGAGTCCGATGGGGACTGGACGAACATTGCCCCTGACCGAACGCGCGAGCAGATCAGTCAGGACTATGGTTAGCGAACCTAGAGGCCCATTCAGCAGAATTTTACAGCCGAAGTATCGAGCAGTCTGGAACGAAGCCAAGCATGATATCGGGCTTGGCCATGACCAAGCAATTGTTCCAACTATTTTGCGGCACACCTGTGCATGTCGCTTGGTTATACAAGGATTAGACCTGAGATTAATCCAACGCTGGCTTGGAAATAGAAACTATAAGTCAATGATTAGATACGAGGAATTGTCTTCGCAAGATAATTTCGATCTTTGTGTTTCAGCACTCGAAAGATTCTGA